TTTTTGGTTTAAGCATCAGTCTTCCTCGAAAAAGGCTTCGTAGATAATTGGAACTTCCTTCTTCAGTATGTCCTTGATCTCAAGAGCAATTTCACGGTGCTCTAATTGGGTCTCAGGACCGCTTCTGACGGCCGTATAAAATAGAAATGACCTTATGTCTCCCTTCATGTAGAGACGGGTTGGAGAGCCAAGCGGAAGGATCTCCCGAGCACACTCCTTGGCCACGCCATTGCTTACCATTTCCTGATAAAGATGCCGCGACTCTTCGTAAAGAGATCCGATGCGGCGATAGTACTCGCTAATCAGTTCCGGCTTGAGGTCATCAATAGAGTTTTGACGGTTTTTGAGATCTTGCCGGCGGAGGTGTGGCAAATTGGCTGCCCCAAGAGAGCCGGCATCAGCGTATCGCTGGCTAAATTCCTGAAATTTCATACTACGGTGACGCAAGATCTGAGCAGAAATTGCTCGTGTAGTATTAATTTCTACACACATGCTGGCCATCTCGAATGGCGACCAATGCAAGTGTTTGATCAAGTAGCGAATTAATTTAGGAGCGGTCTCGGTATTGTTCTGACCGGCTGGATTAGAGACTCTCGCCAGGTAAGCAATCATCTCTTCTGCATCTGGTGTAATCCAGACCAGCTTGCATTTAGAAGAGGGGCGAGAAATCATCTTTAGTCTCCTGGGTTTCTTGCTGAGAAGAGTCTTGTTGGGAAGCGTATTCGTACCAACGGGGGTACTGTAGCAGTTTTAGCTCAGGCTGACGAGTCGGCCATTCATTTGTCATCAGACATTCCTTAAGTCTTTTTAAAGCCGTAACATTCTTGTAGCGAGCTTCTTCGATGACATCTGGCGGCAGCTCAAACAAGTCGATTGTATGAGGGTCGTTGCGTTCGACTGCAACAAAAATAAACCTTGTTGGCTTGCCATAAATCAGTTGCGCTGCGTGTGAGTACCATGCAGCCTGAAAGTCATAGCCAAGATCAACCATCTTGCTCTGAAATTTTTCAACCGAAACGGAGTCGGTTGTCTTCAGATCAATCACAAGTGTCTCGTCTGGAGTATTGACCACTCGGTCAAGCCTGGCCTTGCAGGGGATTCCGTAGTCATCCCAATAGATTGATACCTCATTGAACTTCCTGTAATCTGGCTGATCTGGATTGAACCAGTCAAGCTGTCTAAGCGCCTCAGACATGCCGATAACAGAATCCCATTGACGGTCTTTCCCGTCGTTCACCAGAATCGTTTTACGGCCTTGGGCATCCTTCCACTCCTTGCCCTCTTTCGTTGTGTACTTAATGCCGTCAGGCTTGCGTACAAAGCTTGAGTTGAAGGTTTCTTCCCCTTCGAGGACCATGCAGTGAGTAGCAGTGCCCATGGTCATGACAGATGACCCGGTAAAACGATGTTTCAGAGCAGCCTGGTAATGGGCTGGGCTCTTGAGAATCGTTTTAATGTGTGACTGGCTTTGACCTTTGGCTCGCCTATACTCTGGGTCAGCTTGGCAGTAGACAACCTCAGCGTTAGTGGAGGACATAGCCATTGACACTCTGGCTATTCTAATGAACTTTCCAGATGTTGGATGCGTATCTTCCAGCAACTCTCGCTAAGAGGCCGGCGATAATAGCTGATGGTTGCCTTCTGAATAATTGAAGCTCTGTCGTCTACCCAGAGGATTTTGTTAGCGCAATCGAAAAGAGCGCCCATGTAATTATCAATGTCACCGCGAGCTGTCCCAAAGCAGTCAATCTCTACTGCTATAGGCTGATCAATTGGCTCATGTTTCCAGGCATCTTTGAGCAAATCAGCACACTCTTTTCGCCATTGCTGATAGGGCTTGGGCATGAATGTGCCACGACTAGTCACACGAGGCCGAGCTTTTGACATCAGCCTTAGCGGCAGGATGATCTCTGGATATGCAGTCATCAGTCTGGTGACCTGTGAGACTGAATGCTTAGGAAATCAAGTGGATTGTCTAAATCAGTTCCATCCCAAGGATCGTTCGGCCAGTATCCATTGCAACCGAATGTAATAACATCCGTTCCTATAGATCCAGAATTCAGGCTTGGTGCCTGCTCTCTCCTGATGGCAATTTTCAAGAGGAACAGGTAGCCAATCAGATCATTGATCACATCTTCGTCATTGGCGATGAGGCCAGCGCCACTATTGATTCGACTCAGCTTGTCGTCAATTCTGACAAGGATCTGCTCAACAGGAGAAGACTTGCTAAACACTCGAACAGGATCTAAAGCACTATTGCCGTACTTTGCGTTTTTAGAGAGCAGTAGCTCCTTGATCTCGTCACAAAGATTTGCAATCTGCAGTTGAGTGCTTACCATGTCACTTTGAAGATAAGGGTCTGATGCATCGAGCGTCATAGACGTTCGTAAACTGATCATTCTGTAGGATCTTCACAGAACAACCTCTTGCGGTGCTCTCAATGACACTTGCCTTTGACCATCCCGCACCCCGATAAATCTCTACAAGTTCGCCTCTTCTAAAAACAGGAAGAGGATTTGGACGTTGATTCATCCATGCAGCAGCAGCGTTAACTGCTTTTTTCTCTCTTACCATACCCTCAAGTCTCTTCGTCATGAATTTGATTGGCAATGCCTTGTTTAGCCATATCTAAAATGATATGCTGAGGCAACTGTCCACCAGTTGCAGATACCCAGTTAATAATAACCGGAAGATTTTTGTTTTTATCGCCAAGACATAATACCCATAAATCTTGGCTTTCGTTATAGCGAAGGTATCTGGCTGATACCATTTCGCCGAGGACCTCCTCGACTAGCAGTTCTAGCCTTGTTTTGTCCTCGATTTCGCAGTTTTCTATTGCATCCCATGCACCAACCTTAAGGTCAATCTGTGCGCAGTGAGGTGCAATAGAAGAAATGATCTCTTCGAATTTTACTGCGCCTCTGTGCAGCAAAATTGCAATGACGTATGGTTTTACGTTGGCATGACTGATGATCGGTAGCTCATCGATGAATGGGCCTACCGCTCCTGGGATGAACTTGCCAACGCTTGACTTGATTCCCATGGAGTATCGCCAAGAACTGTTAAAACGGGTAAAAAAATAGTGGAGACCGCTATTGCAGTCCCCACGATAGGAGCAATTAGATCAGACCAAAGGTCAATCAAAACGCATCGAAAGTGGGAGCGTCTTCAGTCTTCCGGTCTTCACAAGGAATAACCTTGGCATTTTTCACGTCCAGAATCTTCTGTCCGTTGTATTGACGCCAAACGGGCTGACCTGTCACGGTTACCCAGCTTCCACGCTGGAGACGCTCAGCGGCGATCTCAGCGCCCTTGCCGGTTACCTCAACGCGGTAGAACTGGCCGGGGTTGTCTTCCTTGTTCTTGAAGTAGCAGTACTCTCGGTCATTGACGGAGAATGCAGCGAACTTCAGATCTTTGATCTCACGCATTGAAACAACAGGTTCGCCCTGTTTGCCAACGACTTTGCCAGTCAGCGTGATGGTTGCCATTTATACTTGACCCAATGGGGGTTACGTCTTATTTTAACGGGCTATTGCTTTTTTGAGCTTACGCAGGCCAATGTTATGAAGTCTTCTGACTACGTCTCTGGACATCCCTGTTTGACGGGATACCTGAGCCTGGGTCATTGAAGACTCATAGATCATGCGAAACACTTTGGCTTGCTTTTCGGTGAGCTTACCGAGAGCTAGGAGACCCTCGAAATCCTCGTCAATCACCGTAGTATTCACCTTGTCAGCAATGACTGAGTGAAAATCAAGCTCGTCAACAAAGTTGCTCGACAAGTCGTCAAAAAACTTGCAGTTAAGAGCAAAGAAGGCATTCGTCAATCTTTCTCTTACCTTCGGCTTCTCATTTGCAAAGGAAAGATCACGCTTGTCCTTGACTGCTTTATAGAAATCATGAACAGTATTTTCAGGGACTCTAATTAATGTATAGTTACAGTTGACCTCTCTATTTACAGCAGAGTAAATCCAATTAGTAGCGTATGTACTAAATGCATATCCCTTTGCTGGGTCAAATTTCGCAGCAGCACTATAAAGACCAATCACAGCTATTTGCAATAAATCTTCTGTAAAAGTGTCACCAAACTTAATCGAACGCTTGCCGGCGATAACGCCCTTCACAACTTTCGGAATTAAACGCATGTTATGAACAACGAGCTTGTCGATAGCTTTTTTGCGCTTCAGTTGACTGGTCTCTGGATTCTGAATTAGAGAGCCGAGTCTAATTACCTCATCCTTGGCCAGAACAGGAACAGATCCCATCGAATCGTACCAGTAGCGGATCTGGTCAGTAGCTGCAGCCATTTTTGAAACGAATGTCCGATCAATAATGCAACAAAAAAGGGGGTCCGTCAACCCCCTTCGTTATTTATTCAACATTACAGACGACACCGTCAAAGAATCTCGCGAGACTCAATGCGATATCATCAATGAGCAAGGACTCAATAGCTGGCGGCGAGAAATTTCTGGTTCATCTGCTCCACAAAAGCAGTGTCTTTAGTCTCCAGAGTCTTAATGCCGCTCGCGAAATTGCCCTTGACCTTTTGGGTCAGTTCTTCGATTGCAGCATCGCAGAGCCCCATGGACGTTGCTAATGCAATGAACTCCACCTTGGCGGCGTCAGTAGGTACTGCCGGAGCCTCCGTGATGGCTGCAGTCGTCTTTGCGGTCTTCTTGGCACTAGACACAGCTTCGGCCTTTACAGCCTGGATTGTCGTGTCATCAGCTACCTGATAACCGCTCTCCAAGGGCATCTTAGCCCAAAGCTCGTAGGCCAGACCCATCTGCTTTGCAGCAAGCAGACAGGCACCGCGACGGTGTGTGTCGGTTACATCACGAGAGGTGATCTTGTCATACGGAATCGAGTTGTTCCGGTGATCCATGATCGCCTGGGGAACTTCAGGCGTTGTTGTTCCGTCTAAATGGCGGAATCGCAGAAGTAGAAGCCCGCCAACAGGGGTCTTGTGGATCAGGCTCCCATCAGCACTGAAGACCGTCTCAACCATCCAGCCAGGAGCATGCTTCCGCAGGAGCTCCATGGTCCGGGACCAGTTGATATAGCTGGCTTTAAAGCTGCCAGTGCCGATGTGCTCAACAAGGTCTTTTGTGGCGACACCACCAAGGCTTGGGATCTCAGCGGGCATAACGAGGATCTCAGTTGAGTCACTTTAACGAAGTTTTTTTACCCCTTGCGCACCACTCGCTGATTTTTTTCCTTGAAGCCATGCCGCCAAGGAGCTGATATATCGCGTCTTGAGAGAGTCCAGCCTTGATATTCATCTTCGCCACGATGCGACCAAGGTCTTCCCATTCCTGACGCCGCTGCTGAGCCTTTTGCCGCCGTAACTCCCGCCTCCTCAGGATCTCCTCCTCCGTAAGGCGCGGCTTCTTGGTTTTTGGTGGCTTAGGTGGCGCTGGGGGCAGCTTGGCCTGCTCACGGGCCTTACGGCGTCGTTTCAGCCGTGCTCTGCGTCTCGAATCCTCCAGAAACCAGTCCCGATTCCGAAGGTAAAACATCCGACTCGACTGCCTGGCCCGTTCCCTCCGTTCCTCGTCCGTTAAAGCCCGTTTTTTCATGCCGCCGGCTGGTTTTTAGTAGTTCTTGGTTTTCTTTTGGATTAAGAATATATATCTATAAGGATGGGGTTTCCTGAGGATACCCCCTAATTTAGCCAAAGGGTTGCCTGAGGACACCCGCAAAGGTTGCCTGAGTTCACCCCATGGGTTGTCTGAGGATACCTAACCTCAATAAACCCCCTTCCTGGATACCCCCATTTGGACTACCCCCTTGACTTGGCCGCTAATATCTGCCAAGAACCCCTCCACTTCATGACGGATGCGGCGTCGGTCCCGACCGGCCGACTAAAACTTGTTCGGCGCGACTGGGAATATCGACCTCGGTTCGTAATGACCCCAATGAGGGAGATCGCCTTCAACAGCCGCCTGACGAAACAGGCTCGGTTGGTTTGGATGTGGCTCGCGTCCGTTCCACCCTGTCCAACAAAAATCTCATGGGGAGAATGCGAGACAATGTTGGGCTGCGGAACTAAAGCCAGAAGAAACTGCATATCTCAGCTTGTTACAGAAGGCTATATTTCAGTTCATGAAGATGGCACCGTCATTCTTCACGACCCTTATGAGGTCTATGACGCCAAGCGTATTGAGGTGCTCAATGAAATCCGAGATGAATGGTCTGAACGTCAGGCAGTCATGCTGGTCAATGACGACGATGAATTAACCAGAGAGAAGGCACTGCTTGAAAAGAGAATTGACAACTCTATAAAAGAGTTCAAGCTGGAAGCTGAAGCACCAAAAGCCAAGCCGGCGAAACAGGAGCCCTCTGCGCCAAAAGTTGATGCGATCATTGAAGCCTGGAATCGCTGCAAGCCAGAGTCCTATTCAAACCTGCGAACTTTATCGGTAAAGCAAAAAGAAAGCATCTCTAAGCATCTTAGGAACTTAGGGATGACTCCGGGCAATACCGAAGAGCTGATTTGTGGCGTATGTGCTGGACTTAAAAAAAGTCAGTTCTGGATGCAAACTGTTCACAAATCAGGAAGAAACTTTAACTCTGTATTTGGCTACGGCAGTCCGCAAGACACTAAAATGAAGAATATCGAAAATCTTTATATGCAAGGGCAAGAAGATGCAGAAGAAATAGAGACTGATCATAAACCCTCATTCAGTAATGAGGTTCAAGAACTGATTGATACTTATAAATATATAAACCTGAACTATACAAATGCAAAAGCCAGAGAAGATTCTAAAGAGACGCAAAGATGGGAAAATCACTTGAATGATGTTATAAATCAACTTAAAGATATGAACCTTACTATTGAGGAGCTCATCTGATGTCCCTGCCTTTTTATGTACAAAAAGCCGCTGACCTCGGCCTGATTTCCTTTGAAGAAGGTCGCGTCGTCTCTGTGGACAAATCCTGCGTTGAAACCATTCTCGGTACAGCCAGGCTTGTCGAAAAGCTTCAACCAACTTCAATCATTGACAAGGACGACACTACTGATCAGGAAGCAATTATCCTTTGCAGAGTATTAAGTAGTCCTAGCGGTCTCGCTAGGGAACTCTGGTCACAACTGCGCACAGCCTTCGGCGTTGGACATGGGCAGGAACTCCCTCAATCTCTATGGTCAAATCCAGATTTTAGAGCAATCGGCAAAGAAATTGATTTGACGTTTATCGGCGAAAGAACTGGCAAGACTATCTCCAAAGATAGCATTATTACTGGATACGAGGCCATAAGCAGAAACAACCAGCAAGTTCTTTTCTCCGACTTTTGTACGACCATTTCAGAACTTGCATCCCCCGTAACCATGGATGCTTACGGCAACGCTAACACTGAATGGGCTACTGCTCTAGACATCTTGAAACAAAAAAGAGTCTTAAGTCTTTACAAAGAAACTTTATATTTAGCATCTCAATCCCTGAAAACAGATCCAAATCTGGATAAGGCGCTTGAGTTCATTCACCAGCGGACAATGGAAGGCATTGGCATGCTGAGTGGCTCAGTTGGAAACCAGGGTCAAGTTATTGATCTTTCTGACGCTATATGTGGCGACCCAGGCAGCGGCAAGCTCAACTGGACAGACTACATTCAAAATGCCACCAGCCAAGACAAGCCAGTTTCCACTGGCGTACAAGCTTTCGACATTGACATGGATGGCGGCGTCTCTAAACCTAATCCAAACATGCCCAGAGCCGGCAGGCTGCTTGTTATCGGCGCCAGAACAGGTGTTGGCAAAACAGGCCTTGGTGTACACGTTGCCGCTTCGCTGGCCAAGGGAGGCATCACAGTCGGATTTGTTTCCGCTGAGCTTGAGTCTCGCGCTATTGAGGCACGAATCATTGCGAACTTAAGCAAGGCTCTCGTTAGCCCTTTCCACTGGAAACGACTCCAGAACTCTGGCCAAAATGGCTATGTAACTGTTGGAGAATTAGAGCTTCCCGGAGCAACAAAGGCTCAGTCAACTATCTCCCACATCGTAGCCGAAGTAGCTATGAAGCTACAGGAGACAGGTGGCAAAATTCTTGTTGAAGCACCATGGGGCGCTTGTGTAGACACATGTATAAACATCATGAGATCAATGAAAGCAAAACAGCCTGAGCTAAGGGCAGTAGTCCTCGACCACTTTCATGCTCTCTCAAGACACAAAGGAGGATCTGCAAATAATGTCTCCGCAATGCTTGAAGATCGCGCTTACAAGCTAATGACAGCAGCTAAGGAGCTTGATATTGATTTATTTGTCTTGGCACAGTTGAACCGCATTGGTATGGATTCAACAAGTAATCCAGAGCCCCAGCTAAACGAGATCAGAGGTACAGACGCTTTGGCTCACGTTTCTCACGCCACTTGGTTAATTCGTCGTGTAAAAACAGACGCTAATAACACCAACAGAGAAATTGAAGTCTGGCATTCTAAAGTTAGGGGGCGGCAAGCGGTATGGAAAGAGGGTAAGGGAACTCTAGAAAGCATTTCTGGTTTTATCGATAAAAGCATTATCAGAATGCATTACGAAACATCGTCAGTGGAGGATGACATGACCGCAAGCCTAGTAAAAGAGCTTGAAAGCAAGAATAGGTCGATACTATGAATGACGCACTCTTCGCATTCATAGCTCGACTACATTATCATTTGGTCAGCTCAATTAAGGATAAGTCAGAGCTGCTGATAGCAATCATAACAGCCGCAACTAACTCGACTCTCAAGATCATTGATCATGATCGAATGAATCATGCAGAACTTGCAGTCGAGCAGCATGAAGAAATCCTCGAACTTCAGACATTAACCAATATCGAACAAGTTAAAAACGAGGCCATCGATATCGGCGAATGGAACGAAGACCATGAAGTTCGCCTTAACTTCTTTGGTAACGTATTATGCAATGAGCATAACTGGGAGGTTGAAGATGTTGAGAGATATCTCTACGACATCATCGCCGCAGGCCCAGAAGCTGGTTTAGAAGAGTAAACATGGAAACACTGCAGTTGAATGGCTTCCAAGGTGGAGTCATTGTGACCGAGCGCGGCTCAGTCGACTACCTTAAATCCAAAAAAGTAGAATGGGCAAAAGAAGGCAGGATTTGCTGGTTCAGTAATGTAGAGACGAAACGTAACTGCGAATCCCCTCATGTCGAATAAAGGCTGAACAAGCCCAACCCATAGGCTTCACATAATAGCGAATCTCTCCATTCTCTGGATTGATGTGCTGTGTAGGATGCATGCAGACACCTGTGCTGCATAACGTCGATCCATCCCAGTAATAGCCTGGGAGGAAAGGGAGAACTACTTGTCTAGCCATTTGATTTGATTACCTGAGAAGTCCCAAAGCCAGCCGTCATTTTTGCTAGCAATGAGCCAGCGCTTCATTAGGTTCTGACGTGTATATCTGACGCATTTACCATCCGTAGGTCCAGTCTTCGGATAGCCACCGTTGATCAGATCAAGCTCGCCGAACGGATCATGCACTATGAAATACTTACTGTCATAGCCGATCAAAGTGATCCAATGCCCGCCGCCAGAAGGTGAGAAAATCGTACCCTTATGGAGAATACCAATGGGCACTGGATAGCCCTTATCAAGTAACTTGATCAGATCACCCTCGGAACCATTCATCCTGAACTGATTCTTGACTCCAAGGCTGTCAAGTGCTTTTTTCTGAGCGATCTGAGAAACAGTATCTCCGTACTTGAAGACCTTCTTCAAATATTCATCATCATCAAAAATCAACTCCGGATCAATATATTCAACAGCCATGGCAATTGCCGATGACTGACAAGACCGCTCACCATGGCCGGTCTTACTGTCGCGTTGGTAAAAATACTCAACGTCAAGAGGGAACTTCGGAGCATTCGCCACTGCCACCCTGGCGGGCTTCAGGGGGCCTCTAAAAGTCTTTGTAAAAGCTTCTCTCTGCTCCTCTGTCAGGGACTCTTGTAGGCCCTTCCAGGCATCGATCTGATGCTTCTCAGCTCGATAATACTTAACCGCATCAAGCAGGTCTACATACTCGCTCATTTCCTGTTTTTTCAAAAGAGTCGGTACAGAATTCCGATTCATTAAGTCTATTAATTTTGAACTATACATCGGATCAGTAGCATACCCCTGTTTTACTAGTTCTCTGGCGGCATCTTCTCTTGTTGGTGCATCGTTGACCCCTGAGTAGCCCTTGTAATCCTTATACCACTTTTCGACAAGGTCATATACACATTCTTTTGCAGACGGATAGTCCTTGAACTCATCCACAATGGTAATAAATTTAGCACCGTCCCACTCCTTTGTCTGCTTTTTTGTGCCTGGTCCCTTGATGCCGAAAAAATTATTCTTACCAGATTGGCACTGGCCCCATCCTGACTCGCATGCCCATTGTGCAGCAACTAATTCAGGATAAACCGAGCCAGCCTCCCTCGCTAACTCGGCAATCATATGCCAAGAGGTGGTTGACATCGTTTACACTAACGCAGCAGGTTAGTGTACCTTACCATTTAGACAATGGACACTTGGCCGCATCAAGCGTAACCTTCAAAGGAATATAACATCCACAAGATTTACACAGACCAACTTTCGCCTTGTACTGCGGACATAGCCGACAGAGAAGAAGCCTGTGATCCTGCTTCGATTTGTTCGCAAACTTAATCACGACTCACTCCTTAGACAAACGAGTCACAATGCCTGCTAATATTTCAATCACTCTATACATTTTCGCCACAAAGATATCGTCTTTTGGCGTCGGCGTCAGGTTGACAATCAATACAGCGGCTGCATGTACCGCCAACAGGGCAGCTACAATTTCAGGCGCTTTGGCAATCAAAAAGGCGATGAGTTCCATAGCACACTCCATGCTGCACTATTATGCCTAGACAATTACTGGTTATACTGCTTTGCCTCTAAAGCGGAGATTCGCTGCTCAGCAGTTCCAAGTCGACCGTAAATTTCATACCTATCTTCTTTCATGTCTGTTCTTAATGCCTGCAGCTCTTCTCCGATATGCTTGACTCCAAGGCTTAATGTGATTATTGCATCATTCGTGCTACTTGATTTTCTAATCACCGAGCCAATTGCAATGCCCGATACGCCGATAATCGACCCGGCTACAGCAGCGATTAGTTCGATCAAGGTCTTGAGTTGTTCACCTTTTTTATTATTCCCTATTCGATTAACTTTTGGAAGGCTGCGTCTAAATTTACTATCTTACTTGGAGTTGAGTCGTTAGCTTAAATTGTCAGGCCCGTTTCCACGCAAAAAAAACTGACCATCACCAGCACAGTGCCGGTGATAGCCAGTTGCTTGTTCATCTCATTGTTCAGGCTGACGCCAGTTGATCAATCGGAATCGTCGCTTCACTTGCTTCAATTACTTCTTCCGACTGCACCGGAACGAAGGGCTCAATCTGGTCGACTGGAAAAGCCTTAACAGCTTCCCAGATGATCGACTCTTCGGAGTATGGGGTCATGATGCTCTCGCCTTGTCCGGTATCTGTATCGGCGCATAAAAGGACAAGTGACTGATCTTCATTTGCCCAGGCCATGGTTCGAATCAGATGAATGTTGATCATGGTTTTCTCAATGACTGAATAAGTCTAAAAGTTAGCTTTTTGCGTAGACCCAAGAAGGGACGGAGCCTGTAGTGGCAGGGATGCGGAAGTGGGTTGAAGTATCGTATGAGTACAAAGGTGCTTCAGTGAACAGTTGTATCCCTTGGTGCATCAGGCGTTGATTGTAGATCAAGGCTTTACCGTTTGGCAAAATAGGTAATTCCCCATACATACCGGTGGTATCATTAATGGCAAATTTGCTTGGTAAATGTTCAAGATAACCCGACCTGGTATCCAAGGTGGCAGCATCCCCTAAAATACCAGCGAGCAATAAAGTATTCCCAGTGACGTAATAATAGACGGGTTCAAAGGTTGGGTGAGTCGAAATCTTCCAGTTCTCTAAATTACTTGACCACGCTATCTGCCTATTGAATAAACGAGCAATCCAAAGCCCTCCCACGTAATGAACTTTTGAGAATCCCATATAGCTCACAGATCGTGTCCAAGTAAGGCCACCATCTGTTGACTTCCATAAGCCGTTTAGATTGAGGTCGCTAGATGCTACGATTGTTGTGCCGTCTGATGCCACAGATTGGCCAAGAGTTCCCTGTATCGACGGATTACCTGGCAAAAACGCCCTAACCTGGCCGTTTCTATAATCGCGGTTCTGCGAAGGAGTCCAGCTCTCCCCGTCTGTTGTTAAATATATGTGGCTTTCTTTGTATCCATTGGAATTAGCTATAAATAAGACAAACTTGCCTGCAGCGTAAACAAGGGAAATCAGCGTCGGATGAGCACCGGAAGTAGTTGTATTCGGGTAGGTCTTCACTGGACTTTTGCGGCGAACCCACGTCAGTCCGTTCGTTGACGTAAATACTCCATATTCATTTTGATTTCCATAGAAAATAGCCATATAAGTGCCCCCGCCATAAGCGAAAAAGACTGTGGAAGTTGTTGATGTAATCGGTGCCGGCAGGCTATCTATGAAAGTCCAACTAACAGCATCCGAAGAGACTGAGACTCCCGTTCCGTGAGCGATAAAATAGAGATTATTAAGTTTTTCAAATCTGACTACAGTGTCGTACTTTGGAGGAACGTTTGCTGCAACCTTCCACTCTACTCCATCGCTGGATGAATAAATAGCGCCTACCGACGACGCGCTAAAGCGATGGAACGCAGTGTTATTAACAACCGAGCAACCACCCTGATTTGTCGTGTTATAAAGCAATGGATTGCTCCAAGTTAATCCATTATCGCTTGAAACAAGCGGTCCATATAGAGCGTTGTGGCTTGCAATAACCTTAGTCCCTAGCGACTGAATCTGAGCGATGTTGGCGTTATAGTTAATCGTTCGGTTCGTCCAAGTGATTCCATCAGGAGATGTTAATATTAAGCCTGATTGACCGCCTGTGACGTAGGCCGATCCTGTCCATACAACCTTATGGATGGTTAATGCACCTGCGGACACACGCTCCGTCCAAGTGATTGCATCAGGAGATGTATAAATGCGACCGGTATGAGTTGAGATAAAGTATAAGCCGTTCAGGTAGGAAATCTTGTTATTGACTATGTGCGAACTAATAATTGAAACAGTAGGAGTAGTCCACGTCGCTGGGTTTGTCGCTGTCCGAGCCCCTCCGGCTCCGTTTCCAACGATGACAAACTGGCCGCCTGCAAAGATAAGATCGGCAATAGTGATGCCACCTAGCGAAACCGCTGCACTCCACGTAATTCCATCGGTGCTCCAGTAAGCATTTGAACCGCCTGTCATTACATAATAGCCATTACCATAGGCGATTAGATGGTCATTTGCTGTAGCCGCTAGTAACAGTCGTCTAGTCCATGAAATCCCATCAGACGAAGTGTATATCGTTCCTGTTCGACTGACAGTTAGCCATAGACCATTCAAGAACCAGACGCCGTGAAGCGTGCTTGACGCCAGGTTGATATCGTAAGCTTTTGTCCAGTTGTTGCCGTCGCTGGAAGTTAGAATTGTCGAATTAGTTACAAAAGCATAAAGATTAGATCCATTGTGTGCAATACTGTTTTCCAATCCATAATTTGCCAGCGCCCAGTTTTGTTGCGAAAGCACAGACCGAGATCCGTCCGCAGAAACTTTTGATGTCGCGTCGACTCCAACAAATACCTTCGTGGAGCCTGCAACGAAGACGCTATGAAAGGCGGTAAGTGAAGTATCGACGTTTATAGTGAAAGTTACACCATCAGGCGAAGTAAGCCAGCGACCCTGATCGCCCGCGCAAACGTACTCAGTCCCGGTCCATGTTAGACACCTTAGGCCGATAGTTGACAGTCCCCCAGTAAGCGGAGTTGATGCAACCGTCCAGGTTATCCCGTCTGTCGAGGTAAAGAAGTGCCCGGCTGAATTACCATTGCCGACTACTGCAAACTTGCCGTTTGCAAAAATGATCTGCTCAAATGACGTAGAGCTTTGAATCGTTCTAGATGTCCAGGTTATTCCGTCTGATGAAGTTCGACAGGTTCCAGAACTGCCGACTGCAACGAATAGGCCGGCCCCGTAGGCTATGTCCTGAAATGTCCCGAATGATTCACTGACATTCGTCCATGTGATCCCATCTGGAGAAGTTGCTAGATAGCTGCTTCCTACCGCAACAAAAATCCCGTTTGCGTAGATTACCCTATGAATTTCTCGCGAGCTTTGTGTTCTTGGATCCTGTCTAGTCCATTCGCCATTTACGGATGTTGCCGAATAGATGCGGCTGCTATAGCCGACGATAACGTATCTGCCATTTCCATATGCAATCGACTTAAGCGAGAAGGCTTCAGCCAGGAACATGGATGTCCAACTTACGCCGTCCGAGCTATGGAATACACTTCCGTTGGCATTTACAGCAATGAAGCTGCCGTTTAGATACCTAACTTCGTTTATCTGCGGCGGGACGGTGTTCGGGCTTGCTGAAATGGGCCTGATCGTCCAATTTACGCCGTCTGAAGATGAAAGTATGCCTCCATGGGCTGCGAGAACGTGTGTGGTGCCGTCTGTTGCATATTTGTAGCAACTGAAGGTAAAGTTGTTTGCTGTATTATGTCCTTGCCAGTAGTGAGGCAGCGCGTTCTGATGTGGTGCAGAGTCCCCAAAATCAGGAATTGATCCCATGGCGCTGGCGAGTTCTGGGTAGCTCGCCTTCAGATACTTTCCGCCAGGCTCCAACCAAGTTCCGCCGCTCGGCGTGGCGTAGCTTTGAATAACTTCACCGATCTGCCGGGATGATCCTCCCGAGCTTCCTCCGGTTGTGGCGTAACTCAGGCTGTTCCACGCCGTTGTGCCGTCGCCGTACTTGATTTTGCCCGTGTCAGTTTCGTAGCCGGGCTCTCCCTGCGTCAGTGTGGGGTTTGTCGCAGTCCAGTTGGCTGCCGTGTCACGGCGCAGTTGAATACGAACAGACATCAGGCTGCACCTCCATCAAGAATTGTCATGCCGGTTGTAAAGACGCTTGCTGAACTCCCCCCATCGATCTCGTTCAACAATCCCCCGCCTGAACTGCCTCCGCTTAGTTCGACGATACTTTCGACACCGCTGACAGATTTCTTGGTATAGAGCTTGCCGTCGTAATAATTTAATCCAAGCTCGCCCAACTGCAGATCGCTGGCAGTTGGGACCTTTCCCGGAACGCCGCTACGGCGTATTTTGATCGTGTTAGCCATGTGGCTCCCTTTGTTTGCTATGTAGCAGGGTTTAAAAGGGCCTTGTAGAAACAAGACCCCCATAAGTTTACCTATTTAAATCAGAACTCACCACCGTCGAGGCTGAAACCAGAAGCGCTGCCGTCTTCGAAGAAGCTCACCAGATCTTCCAGGGCTACCTGCACCATGGTGCCGGCATCGTTCACAACCATACGGTCGCTAAGAGCCAGAGTTGTGGCAGTAGCGCTGGTACCGCCATCCAGAATGTTCAGCTCAGCAGTTGTAACAACTGCGCCGTCGAGGATCTCGACTTCAGACTGGGTCAGCAGTGCAAGAGCGCTGGCAGCGCCAGAAGCCATTCCAGACAGAGTGTCCAGCTGAGCGTCGTAGGCCTGAACGCTGCTGCCAATGTCACCGGGCTGCAGAGCAGAGTCGGCAAGCAGGCCCTGAGCCGCAGTGGCGAAGGCGGTGCTGTCCTGTGCAGCGGCAGTGCCGAGTGACGGCTTGTTGGCGATATAGGCATCACCGCCCTCTGCATTCCAGTCAGACTGGACGTTGACTTCAGCCCCAGGTTCAATCCCTTCCAGCTTCAATTTGTGGGAGCTAGTGAAGTTCTCGTCGGTATGGACATAGCTGCCATCGCTAACAATGTTAGCGTCGTAAGCCTGAACGTCGGTACCGATAACCAGGCCCAGGTTGGTGCGAGCACCAGAGGCGTCGGTAGCGCCAGTACCACCATCGCCCACTGCCAGAGTGCCAGTCAGGCTGGAAGCACCGAGATCAATCGCCAGCTTGCCGCTTTCAATCACAGCACCGCCGTTGGCCTTGAGATCAAGGTTCAGCGATTCGCCGGTCAGCGACAGACCGTCATCAGCAGTAAACAGAACGCCAGTAGCAGCAATGGTGATTGCGCCGCTGTCGTTGGTGATGCTGATGCCATAACCCTCGGTAAGGGTCGACTTGCTCAGGCCTCCCGAAGCGTTACCAATCAGCAGTTCGCCATTGGCATAAGAGCCAGTAAGGCCAGTACCGCCATAACCCACCGCGATGGTCGAACCTTGCCACACACCGGTATCAATCGTCCCGACCGAAGTCAGGCTCGAATCAACCACGCCAGAACCCAGAGCGGTCTTGCTCAGGACTTCAGCGCCATCAACGTAGTAGCTCTTGCCATTTTCCAGGTCAAGATTCTCGGAAGATGTCCAAGCATCTGTACCGTCCAACCAGCGGAAGGTCTTGTTCGAAGCGCCAAGAAGGGTGATACCACCGCCGGCAGCAGTAGTGTCAGTCGGAGTGGCAACTTTGCCGAGCTCGATATTCTTGTCTTCGACTTCGAGGTTAACAGACGACACCGAAGTAGTGGTGCCTTCGACTGTCAGATTGCCGGTAACGGTAACATTGCCGCCAGCAGTAAATCCACTGACGCTTGCACCGCTAAGGTCTACAGTACCGGTAAAAGTCTTGTTGCCATCAACGGTTTGAGCACCAGACTTGGTTACGAATGTGCCAGGACCTGCAATTGCAATTACGCTAGATGCAGTACCACCAGCACCACCTGTGCCTTGTCCATAATAAAGTGTAGAATCGACCTCGTTAAAGGCTAATTCTGCATTCGCAAGTGAGGTTGGAGCGCCAGCGTTACCGCTGACTCTTCTTTTGATCCGTAAAGTGTTGGCCATGAAAACAGCTAATGGGCGCCATAATATATTTCCATAACCCTAACGACTTTTCAGAAATTTCCGCCGTCGGTAAGTGTTATAACTGTGTTCGCTGAATTTGCAACAAACTTGCCAGCAGACTGATCGTAGACAAGCACGCTTTTATCTGTCTTTGCGCTTACATCGACATCAGTGGCTTGAGCAAGCTGAGTAATTCCATTGGTCCCATTATAGCCAACTGTTATTTGTCCTAAGCTGTCATTATAGCTTACGCTAATACCGGATCCAGCAACAATCGAAGATCCAATTACATCTTGGACCTTTTCGATTAAGTCTGAATCAACCGTATAATCAAGACTTGTGAGGGTCGTACCCTCGACTATATAAAGTCTATTTTGATCAGTTGCGTAGCAAAGCTCTCCATCGGAAAGACTTGCGACAGAGCTCGCGATAGCGTTGTAAGTGCCCCTTAAAATCTTGACTTTTATTCGTCCAGATGAAAGGGGCATTGGCCGGATTGAGCTGTTCTAGTATTCCTGATCAGGTTACTGTGCCTGCATCTATACCAATTTCAGCCAATGCCGATTGAAGCGTCATCCAAGTTGAATTCTTTCTGACATACGCTCCGCCATCATCAGGTGCTTCTGGAACATATGTACCGACAGTACCACTAGAACCTGTAGTTGTAGAAGTTGAAGTATTTACTGCCGGCGGCGAAGCTGCAGCCTGTCCAGCATCAATACCCAACTCCGCCAAGGCGGCTACCAGGGAGACCCATGAATTATTAAGTCTCAGGTAATGAACGCCATCGCTAGGCGCATCGGGAACTAAGACAACGGAAGCCGACGGCGCAGGCCCAGGAACCCATTGTCCAGTCAGTGAATTGTACTTGAGTACATCGCCACTGTTCGGTGCTACAGAAGCAGTGTCAACATCATTCAAGTTATTGATGCTGATATCACTTGGCACCCATTTAGTGCCGTTATACTTCAGCAGATTATTGGTGATCGGAGAACTTGATGTTGTGTCAACATCTGTCAGACCATCAATTGAGAACCCTTTTGACTTCCAGCTTGATGTCGCTTGATCATAAGCAAGGACATCGTTGTTCTCGGGAAGCGTTGAAGTAACATCAACGTCACCAAGATCGTTTAAGTTGTGTATACCACTATGAAGCTCAACCCAGGCTCCACCAGTTGAATAATAAGCCTTACCTGTCGCTGCAACCTCGGCAAACATGCCCGTGTTGGCAGACGCACTAGGAAGATCCCCAATGTTATTGTATGTATTCTTGAAGAATGCCTTGCCGACGGTAATGTTATTAGTTGTACTTGATCCTCTGCCGGTTACAGTGTGTAATGTGTCGGAGTCAGCGGGAATAGAATACGGAACCCAGTTCGTACCATTCCATGACAGCACATTTCCCGACTGGGGAGCAGAGCTGACAGTGTCAACATCAGCTAAAGCATTGACTGAAATCGAATTCAGATTAGATGCTGAAACAGATGTTAAGTAGTTTGGGGTTACGTTCTTCCACTGCGCCGTAGCTGAGTCGTATCTTAAAATCTGATTATTTAAGACAGACTGGATTTGTACATCTGTTAATCCATCAAGATTTGTCGACCCACCCGTTCCGGAGGCCGTGGAATTAATTGTGGTCTTACCAGTTGTATCGTTATACGAAACAGTAATATTTGTGCCAGCCGTAATACTGCTGCCAATCGCATCTTGAATTGTTTCAAGCAGATAAGCAGGATCAATACTACCCCCACCGCTACCGTCAGACGATATGGGAGTTAAGTTGTTATTACTTAAAATATAAAGCTTATTCTGGTCTCTTGCGTAACAGAGTTCGCCATCAACGAGATCGGCAATGCCTGCAGCAATATTAGCATAATTACCCCTGGCAAGCTGAATCTTAGCGCGATTAGCTGGGGCTGGCATCAACCGAAAAAAGCTAGACTAGTATTCCTTATACGGCCCTTGTATCCTTTTTAAGCAACTCAAACAGGTCAATCTTACTTCTTCGCCTTTCTAGTACCTTTGCCTGGCGCTAATCGACCATTATTGCCATGGCCATTTCTAGCTCTATTCTTGCTGGGATCTTCAAGCTTGAATCCGCCGCCAGCGGTATGACTAACATCCTTCCCGCCTTTGCCCATGATTCCACGAGCTCTTCTTTCTTTAGCTAATTCAGCTCTATATTCCTTGCGGTCAGGCCTTGCATTTCTCTTTTTATCGTAGGCCAGCTTCTTTTTATACGCCTCAGGATTCGAAGCGTAAAACTTTGCCGTCCGTCCTTTAGCTGCCACTTTGACTTTTCTTTTTGTTAGTCTTCCGCTCAGAACATGGAACCGTCTTTATTCGTCGCGCTCTGGACATAAGAAGGAGTACCCAGACTGCCATCGTTCACGGGATCAGCTACATCGCGAACCTTGATCTCAGGATGGGCCGCAACGATGTCAATATCTAAATTGACTCCATCGATGTATCTAGGCCCTGCTAGGTACTCAATCTCTTGACTCACTTATCTTCCTCAATGAATTCAACCTTTGCCTTAGTCCCGCGAGTCTTTGGCTCAGGTTTTGCTGTTTCTTTTTTTTCCTCGACGACCGGAGTCGGAGGCACTTCAGTTTTTTCTACCCACCCCTGCGCCAACAGTTCGCGAGCTTGAACGGTGAAATAAACCTTACGCTCTTCGCCGGCCTTGACGAATACGGTAGGAAGCTCCGGTAAATGCATAATAAAAAAGGGTGACCTAAGCCACCCTTATTATTCCGGCTGATCAAAGATCAGGCCACGTTCTCCACAACGTCCAGATAGGCGGCGCCCACGGAAGCGGCACCAGTACCGGCGGCAATGGTGTACTTCACGAGGTTGTCAGCGTCGCACAGAGCGCCACGAACATGGGCAATGCCCACGCCGTTCTCATCCAGATCGCCAGCGCCGAACACCACGTCACGGCCGCCCACGTTGAAGGTCACGGTTGCGTTGCCAGTGATGCTGGCACCGATCAGGATGCAGCGGATGGTCTTGATGTACTTCAGGGTGACACCAGGATCGCGGTCGGACGTAGTCACGACCATATTGGCGTCGAGATCAAATTTTTCGCGGGGGAAAAGCCCGGTAGACTTAGCGGCCATAATGTTAAAAGAGAGTTTAAAACCAACGCCTACAGCGTAGTCTGACCTTGGTTCTACAGTATGTTTCCTAATTATTCACAAAAAAAACGAGGGACCGAAGTCCCCCGTTGCCCCTCACACTCTTCCAGTTTAACGGAATCAGGCGGTAGCGTTCACATTGGTCAGACGAGCAGCGGCACGACCGTTGATCATTGCCAGACCGCAGTACCACTCAACGCGGATCACAACCTGAGGAGAAGCAGTGGATTCACCAAGGTCACGCACTTGGATGCCACCGTTCTGGATGCCGGTCAGCAGGTCGTTGCCGAAGGTCACCACATAGATCGACTGATCAGAAGGAGACGCATCCAGGATGGGAGCGTTCTGATGATCACGATCAAGCTCGATCACGGGCAGACCAGCATACTCCATCTGCTGGTAACCGAAATCATTCCGGTTGATTGTAATCTGGTTGGTGCTACGAGCAGCGGCAGTCAGATGACGGCGAGCCGACTTCGACATAACCAGATACTTGGTGCCACCCTGGGCATCCACAGCATCGATAGCCTCGTCCAGAGCGCCCAGATCCAGAGCAGCAGCGCTGGAAGCGTTACGGATCACCTGGCTGTTGCTGGCATAATCGCCGGCAGGCAGACGAGCGGCAAGACCGTCGAACTCACTGGGGGACTGGTTGGAGTCGCCATTGATGAACAGCGATTCCCAAGCCAGACGCATTGCACGGGTCTTAGCCTGCACCTGATAGGCACGGGACTCAGCGCCTTCGAGGTCGAGGATGGCACGGTCAATCTTGATGTCGCCACCGAACAGACGGAGGCTCTCAGACTGCTGGCTCACCTCGGCATAGGCTTCGCCATAGGTAGCGTTGTAGTTACGGAAACCCACGTCGCCGAGGGACTCCTCACGCTTCCAGAACAGGCCATTGCCCTGGATGTCACGGAAAGGAAGAACGCTCAGCAGAGGGCCGGCGGCAAGCTCAGAAACAACAGCCAGCTCTTGGGGATTACGGGCGTGCTTCTTGGCTTCGGACAGATTTAAAGCCATTTTAGATGGACTCCTTGATGGGCAAAAAGGAAAGGTGAAACGTGTTCAGAGCGTCTCGCCCCGACATCGGAACACCCTGCCTGTCTAACCATCACGGCCAGTCAAAACCGGGTGCTTTCTAACATATAGTTCCAAAATCTTTATTCTTCCCAATAAAAAAGCCCCTTTCGGGGCCTTCTGCTATTTATCCGAATGCTCTCATGAACAACTCGTCTCTCGACAAGCCGGATAGATCCTCTACGGGCATACCATTACTGTCAGTCCCAGCATAGTTCAAGCCAGCACCAGAGCCCTTAACACCCTTGAAGAAGGTGCCGTAAACAGGGTGAACTTTGAAGCTTGTAATATACTCGTCTGGAGTGATTCGCTTGCCGGTTTCGCTGTCCAGGATTGGATCGCCTTGCCCATCGACAACAGTCAAGGAACCGTCGATCTCCTGTCTAAACCGGCTGCTAAGCTGCTCGGCGAACATGTCAAAGAACGAAACTCCATCAGCAGCATCGGTTCGGCCGCCGGCAGAGATAAACACCTTCTCCAATGCGTATCTCTTTTGGAATTCGTTAATCCTGCTCTCGGCTTCTCGTGCCTTAGCTTCAGCCTCTGCGGCCTGACGACCGTATTTCTCTTCGATTGCCCGAATTGATTCGCCGTAGCGAGATTCAATTTCAGCGGCCCGTGCTGCATCAGCTTGAAGCTTTTGATACTCAGCCGGATTGATTTCAGCAAACTTTTCAAGCTGCTGTTCTTTCTCCTTGATTTGCCTTTCGTATGTTTTCCGGGCTTCGCGCTCGGAACGCAAGGCTTTCATCAAGTTTGCTACTTCGTCTGGCGAGTACGTCTTTACGTCTTGCCCAGAATCAGATTGAGCTGTATCCTGGCTCACTACATCCATCTCGGATGTTTGAGTGTTTTCTTCGGCCATGTTGTTAGGGACTCACTCCCTTTAAGACGCGCTAGGTTACCTATCGCAAAACGGAAATCCTAGGAAAGCCCATGTACTTAACATTTGTATAATCGGTCGACCTGAAAAGAACATCAAAACGGCTTTTGTAATTTGTTTTTGGATATACCAAGCCTTCGGTAAACCTCTCGTCGGCGTTTGGATAAAATTCTGGGTCGTTTTCGTATCCAGCAATAAGATTAGGGGCTCCACCAAGAGCCTCGCCAGTTGAGTAGCTTGATGTACCTGAGTCAAGCATGTTGCCATACGCTCCCTTGTCAAGTAACAAACCCCAAGCAGTGAAGTAATCCATCCTCCTGTAGACTTGCATCCAGCAAGCGAGGAGACCGGTTACATTTGGAGCCGAAAAACTAGTGCCACTAATTGATGTTTGATATGTTAGAAAGTCTCTTGTATCTAATGGATACCTACCATCGTCTTGATAACTGCCAATCAAGATGCCGCTAGAACTAGTTTGAGGCACATTGGGATGTGTTATGTTAATACTAAACAAAGTCGCATAAATCTTAAGTGGCTCATATTGAATTGATTCAATCGTATAAACTCCTTGAGGTATGGTCGCCCCCTGATCAATACTGATCCAAACTTCTTTACCCCAAAGATTAAAGAGCAGGTCACTCTGTTCATAAGTTGGCAAGTCGATTCTAAAAGTTGCCACATTATTATTCACCTCAACTCGATTAATATAGCCTATTTCTTTCGAAAGAACAGAAGCGCAAGAAACGTTTTCACCGGCCGCAAATACATCGACTCTGTCCCCCCATCCACTGAAGCTAGTCTTAAAGTTTAATGATTTCGATGTACAGGAGCCGGCTATGATAGTGTCTGCCATATTTTGCATCGTGTCCCCTCTGTTATAGTAATAGTTCGTTCCGCCGTATCTCACTGTATTGTTATAATCAACATTTGTGCTTTTGACAATCTTCTGATCATTATTTCCAGCAGCTTGAACAAAAAGGATACCATCATTTACAGCATCTTGAATATCTGCCTTTGTTGCAGTATTTATAGCAGGAACGTATGATACTGTAGAGTACTCATAAGGTACTCCAAATGTGCTATTTAAATTTTGCGCTGTCCATGGCGTAAAGTTTGAAGGGGTGTAGGTTGTACCCCTGTGTACAACTTGAGTAATGCTGCTAGTCGTGAATCCATAGCTGGAACCAAAGCTGCAATTAGCAATTGTAGGATTTCTCTTACCCGTCTCTGGGTTGATTGGTTTTTTCCGGTGGAATACTCTTAGGTAATCAAACATAAGTAGACTCCAGTCGCTTCCCGTCCATTTGCGCGTAAAGATTCCTCTCGACCGGTTTTCATCTACCGCAGAGCTCAGGTTGTATGTACCAACTCTCCCTGTCCCGGTGCCAAACGAAGAAATAGTACGAGAGCCGAAGATCCCAGGACCCTCAATCCTACCTCCAACTACTAAAGGCTGACTGTCTGGATAAACGTAAGTAACCGTCATGACGCTACCGCTAGTACTTGCAGCAAATGTTGCCATTTTGGGTCGATTGAACTCTAAATTGTATATATTTGCATCTTTCGCCATCCCATGGCGGCTGCCGGCGGCGCACGAAGCTACGCAGTGTCCATGAGAGTCATCATCGCTAACGTGATATAAATACTTATAAGTTGGTACGGTCTGTGAGTCATTGTCCAGTATGTCTACAGCACTGCTGTAAAGGCCAAACCAGTCAATTTCTTTAAAGCGACTATCGCCAGTGCCGTCTAGAGTGGAACTCCATTCAGGATGCATGGGATCTATGGTGTCATCGACAATAACGATATCAACATCTTTGCCCGTCAGGTTATAGTTAATAGTTCTGTTTACAACAGGATTTTCGTCTATTGCCCATGTGGAGTCATGTGCATCCTGGAAATTTCGATACAGACCCCACTGAATGCTATTAGAGTCTGCATAAGCACTCTTATCAAAGTCTCCACTCTGGGTCACGGCATATTCAAAGCGCCGAACTTCGATACCCAATGCCTCTGGAGTCAAATCAACATCCCATACTCGCGGATCCTGCTTTAATCTTGCAGCTTCTTCGTCGGTGAGATAATAGTGGGTATTTCTGCTCAGTGGTCGGCGAATACGGCACTCGCAAGCTCTATCGGGAATAAACTCTGATCCTGAGTTAGCTTCGAGCTCTTCATATATAGATCCGAGATCCTCAGCGTTATAAACCGTGACGACATATTCCTTGAGTTCCATCATGCCTCCAGTCGAAGGAGCTTCAAAGTAACAGTGATAGCTGCAGATGCGCCAGACCTGTTGGTCACCCTTGCGTATATGTTATTAGATGGAGTGGCGTCATCATTAAAGCCAAGCAAAGAAGGAGTGATAACTTGAGTAGCAGCAGAGCTGAATATAATTTCAGCAACAACACCACTGCCTGGCAATGGGTCGATGTAATACAGCCTTGAACTATCGGCTGTTCTAGCCGCAGAGCTTGTGTACAGTGTAACTATGCATCCTGCTGTCACAGAGACAGACATCAGCATGTACGACTTAAACCCTGTAATTTGAATGTTAGCAGACACGTTATCGGCGATAGATGCAGTGGTTGCCGAAGCCGTCGATCTACTGCCTAATCCAGAAAATGAGAGCGTTTCGTTTTGCCAAGCAGAAGTTGTTGAATCATAGACGAGAACTTGATTGTCTGCAGGGCTAGCAATATTTACGTCACTAAGCGCTTCCAGAGTAGTTGCAACGGGTCCATTTTCCCATTTCGATAGAGTATTATTATATACTAAAATCTCGCCGTCTGACAAGTTAGTAAGTGCAACGTCTTCTAAGGCGGAAATACTAGTAACTGGAGGCAAGTTGACCCACGCATTCTGCTCTGCATTCCAGGTCAAAACAGAGCCGTCTGTCGTAATCTCTTGAGCCCTGCCAAGATCCGAAACAGACGCAAGGTCTGCTGTTGTCTTTGTAAACGTAAATTGATTCGGGAGTGCCGTCAGGCCAATAGCGTAGGCTCCGTTTAATGCCGTATTCGTGGTAAGCGTAACACTTACAATATCGCCAGCATTAAATGGATGGGAAGTAGCAGTTGTAACTAGGACAGTATTAGAAGTTACCTGAACCTGCGTTATGGTGGCAAAGTTTTCGCTATTTAGCGTAACATCACCAACATCGCTTAAGTTGATTCCAGACAGAATCGAATTGCCACCTGGAGTCAGTCCGTCTCCAACAAAAATTCTTTTAGTATCAACAGTATAAACAGGCTCTCCAACAGCAGGGACGAAATTGCCAGATGTCCTTTCTGCTTCAGTTCCCTTTCTGAGCTGGAGAGGCATTTATCTCTAAAAGCTTTACTAGGATACCTTGTCAAAATAATATGATCGTTGGTTGCCATAAGTAGGTCAACACTCCTGGGGTGTCCCGATCCAATCCTTCTGGTACGCCATCAGAAGATAGAGGCGGAGATTCTATTTCCTGAGTGAAAGGAGGAAACCAGGCTCGTGCTGCTATATAACTTGGACTACCGCGTCCAGGCACCTGGGGCCTAGGATTGAAGCCTATATTCGCGGGGAATAGGCAGGCAATTGGATCCCCCTGAAATTCTATTCCGTTTTCTTCGAGAATATCGCTGGCATCTTGGTCTTTCCAGCTCAACTTGAATCCAGACTTAATAGCGCCACCAGGGTAAACCCCAGTCGGGTATTTGTATAAAGCTGCTAGTATAAAACTAATAATATCTTCTGTGCCGCCAAAAAAATTCTTTACGGGAATTGCTTCATCTGTAGATTGAAGAATTGCCGATGTCTTTTGCCTTGAGTCAGCCAAAACACTTTCAAGGTTTTCGTAGCCCAGATCAACTAGATATGGCGAAAGCGTCTGACTGCTGAACATGAACTCGATGGAAGCGAGGTTATTGAAATCATTCGGGCTATTGACTGCTGGATTTGATTTAAGAAAATCCAAGTAATACCCTCTCTGTATAAAATTCAGGTCACTAGCATGAGCCTTAAAGAAATCTCGAAAACCATAAATCCAGTCATCTTCGAAAGCGTCATCAGCAATCGTTGACCAGTCCCTAAGATCAAATAAATCGTAGGAAAAATTAGCAACAGGATATTCTTCATCATTTACGTCTGTAAAACTTAGATCTACATAAAATAAATAATCATCCCTAAAGCGATCGGGAGCCATGTCAGACGCAAGCGTTGTTCTTACCTCATACGTTCCATCTGACATATCAAGGCGCATGTGCATAAAGTAAGATCTAATCTTGCCAACATACCTTGTCTTTAAAGAACTATACTCTGCAACAGGAAGAGTCGCGGCTTCACCATTTTCATCTCTTATTACACTCAAGTCGGCAGTTGATACGATAAAAGTTGCGAACAGAACATTACCACCAACCCAATCTTTTATACTTCTGACTCCATTCAAAATTACTGACGTGCCATCCAGAGAAGGGGTATGGGCAGCTGGCTTAAACTCAAGCAAGCCCCCTTCAAAAGAATAAAAAATGCTTGGGTCTGGATCAAAAGCATAGCTACCACTGCTAGCTACTGCATAGCTAAAATCCAGCGGGCCACTTGAGCAGTTTACTGACTGGTTTTGATATCCATATTGGATGCCACCATTAATAGATGTAACTCTATCACCGGAAGAAGACGAAGTGACTGTTCCAATGGAAGCATTAGCTTCGGCAAAATCAGGAGGAAATCCTCCGGTATCGGTATTGGTAAAAGTTCTACAAAATATAACCAGCTTGCTTGGATCAAAAAAGGGATCCCAGTCGTTTTTAGGTATAACCTGAGTAGCAGAGCCGCTTGTGTTTTGAGTATAAAGTCCATTAAAATTCAATCGCCAGCCCCAAAAGTCAAACATACTATTAGGATCCACGCTGTACTTAACTAAATAGCTGCCAGGCTGATCATCTTCAAAAATATGAACTCTGCCTGGTTTCGGTTTCGCTTGGCGCTTTGCTGCTCTTTTCTTCTGCTTCGGCTTCTCAGGTTTCTTTTTCTTCTTCTTTTGATATTCTGCTGTTCCGGCTTCGTCAATGACGACTTTATGGTATTCAGATACGTCTATCTGGCCTGTTGACTTTGCGACAACAATCTTACCATTGACCTCAAAAAGCTTTTTCCCTGACGAAGTGTATCCTATAAATCTTCCAATGGTAGCACCTTGATTCATCTGGCTAAGTTTAGCCAGCATTAACATCCGAGCATTATCGGAATAAGCTTTGATATTATCGTAAAGACTCATGTCACCAGTTTGCGGCTAGCATTCCCTGGCCAACACGCAAAACAGTCTGGGCGCCTTTTTGAATGCCAACAGTACCAATTGTCCTTACATTCATCAACTTACCTTGCACTTTAACTGTGCTCTTGTTATTCTTTTCAAAACCTCGCCATTCAGCCTTGAAGTTTGAAGCCAAGCCTCCTTTGCCGTAATAAACGTTCTCGATAGTCTTCAGGCGGTTCTCTTGGGCCGTCTGTGCTAAAAACTCAACCAGATCCTTTCCTGTTGTCATTAGATTGTTGGAATTGTGAGTCTAGTAGAGATTTCCGATATCATGCCATTCGTCAATATCACACGACTGGGCATTGCCTCGACCTTAACAAGGTAGTAGCTATCGTTGGCTCTTTCTACAATCGCGTAATGCGTATAGCGCAAAGTACTCTGCGAATTATCATGCACAAATCTTGCCGTTTTTCTCTTTAGCCGAATACCAGAAGAGGTCGTTACTATGTCTGAAGAAGCATAGGTAAATTCAATCCTGCTATACCCCCCGTCTTCCGAAGTAAGCTCATAAGGCAGAATGTCATTGTAGCTCGCGGTCGCGCCAAACGTGGCTGTTGTTGTAACGTTTAACAGCAGAAATTGATATGTTTTATTTACATAAAACTGCTCAGCCCTTCTGGCTAAATAGCTCAAGACTACTGCAGCCATTTAAACCCATAAGCTGTACTAGTGTGCCTAGTCAAGAAGCCCAGAGCTAAACGAAGGCTCGACATAGTCTACAATGCCACTGAAGTCTAGATCTTCAACACTTGGCTCGTCTATTGAGCCGAAGTCAATATTGTAACCTAAGACATCGTTCTGGAATACGCCATAATTGAAGCCAATAAAGGTATAATGATGTTCAGACAGGGCGACACTGATCTTGTCAATAACCTCGGTGTCAACAGCTTCATTGAAAACAGAGACAGCATCACCTTCTGCGCCAGGGAGAAGTACAGTTGAAATGGCATTGCCGCCAGCATCAACCACAACAGATCCGTACTCCTCTTCAGTGTTTACGGAGTTGTTGCCGCGTGGAATCGTGGTCGGATCCGAAGGTAGTTGATTGTAAGCAGAACCACCTCTATCGAAATCTCCACCATTGAATGCCCTGATCGAATTGGCTGCTCCGGAATCGAAATCGCCTCCATTAAGGTCAGTTCCGTTGGTCGAAGAAAGTTCAACAAAATCTCCCCCATCAGCTTTATAAAGCTCTAAAGATATTGGCTCACCGGAAGGAAGGCGTGGATAAATTGACTCGACCGAGCTAATCGCATCTCCATCGTAATTGTAAGCTTGATAAAGGAAGGAAATCCGAGTAGAGGAGCTGGAATTTGGTACGAAGTAGAAGTTCGAGCTAGTAATATCCTGAACATCAATGACTTGAGACAGCTCAACTGATAGACCATTGAAGATCAGCTCCCCATTCTCGGGTAAAGACATAATCTCAATTTGCTGAGCAGTCTCCGGGATATTCAGGTTTTGAGTTGAAAAATAAGCATTACTTGATCCAGACGTATAAGCATGAACTGTGTTCGCGAAAGGATCACTAAAGACCGCATTTTGAACTTCCTTGATTACAAAGAGATCAATGCTGCATATTGCATTGGTTGAATCAAAAGCCCAAGTAGAGGCTGCAGATCTGCATCTGAAAGTCTTGTTGATGGAAGATAATTGAAGGTCGCAAGGATAGTATGGGTAGTATTCAAAAAGATTGGCACGCATCTTTTCAGTGACGCGGAAGCCAAGATTATCGCCGACAGACTTCAACATCTGGCGTTGTAGGTAACGACGAACCAGAGCCTCTCTTGAAGCAATGACAGAGTTATAATTAGGCTTAATGCAAACTCCAGCAACTTCAATGCCGACGGTAGGCTTGAACTGGATCGGGAAGGACACAGACTCTACCGATGTCCTCTTGTTGCCGAACCAGGCGCCGCCACTTTGTATGGTACTGGAACTCACATTTGCATATGAAACTGTAATATCGGTTGATTCCGTTTTATCGTCACAATATTTAGCTGTCTGAGTCTCAACTATCGTGTCTTCAGGCTGCTCCTCTTCCTCTTCGTCGATAATACCATTAGCATTTGCGTCTTCATCCTCTTCGTCAGAGATTCCATCATTATCTTTGTCAAAGTCCATCCAGTCCTTGGTTCCATCGTTATCGGTATCCGACTCAACTGGATTGTAGGATGTAGAGCTACCGGTAGGATCCTCTTCTTTTAAACCAAGATCTGCCTGCTCCTCATTGGGAGACATCTCTGGATTAGCTGAAGTATTGCTTGACCTTTTGACGGAAACGGTGCTATTGGCTGGATTAATATGATCAACGAAAGTTGTGCGTTCCTCTGTATATGTTTTAAAGTAACTATACTCTACAATTTGCGTAGTTGATTCAACCAGCTCATTAGGCAGGTACAGATTTGGCATTACATTGCCATTGTTCTTTACACTTAAATAATCAAATGTATGGCGATTCTTGACCCAGTCAAGAGTGCAGATATGGACATATGTTTTGGTTACAACTCGACTTTGCTGGCCAGAAGTGTAATATTCATAGGTAGTATCAGTAGCAGATGATAAATTCCAAAGAGTGCCAGAGGTAGCTAAACTCTCGCAACCATATCTCAAGAAAAATAAACCAGTCCTTAGACCTTTAAGTCCCCAGTCAATTCTGTCATCTTTTAAGCAGAAATAAAACAAGGCCGCATTCTGTAGTCTTTCTTCTTTCTTCGTATATGGCTCATTCTCTGGCTTACCTGCACGCAAATAAAGAGACTCTTCAGCGGCCTCAACTGCTTGCTTCGCGAATTCCGCTGCCTCTTTAAACACTTCATTTGCCCAGTCTTTGTGGCCATTGAAAACGTTTACAACCGATTCACAGTAAGCATTAATTGGGCCAGAGGCATACTCTTGCGATAGGCTATATTCCTCCGATCTTGAGCTGCTTATCTGATTTCCTATGGCTTCATAATAGGAGATCGATCTGGTTGCCGTCTTAGCGCTTCCGGGATCATCGCTAAAAGCTTCAGCAGACAATGCATGCTTCAAGTAAGGAAAGACGATGTCTTGCTTTTTTTGTTCTTCTGTTATGGGTTTTCTATAACTACCACAATTCGCCGGAATCCATTTAGTCCCGCTTCCTTTGTCAGTGGTAAGCCCTAAGCCATCAATTCCATATTCGCCATTTGTAATCAGATTATAATCGTCATCAGGCTTGACTCGTATTCCACTATAATTGATCGTCTTCTCAATTGAAGCTTCGTCCCAGCTCGGTGGAGGGGTTTCGCCATCAGGTTCATCGGGAATCTCTTCCTCCTTCGGCTTTTCCGGTTCCTCAATATCTGGGATATCATTGTCATCATCGTCTTTATCTAAGCTGTCAGAAGTTCCGTCCCCATCAGAATCCTTTTCATCCAGAATTCCATCGTTACCAGTGTCTGGATCGACCGTGTTGAGAATATCATCCCCATCGATATCATCATCTTCAGCGTCAGGGATACCATCATTGTCTTGGTCGTCGTCAACATCTGCTTCCGTTACGGGAATATCGACACTAAAGGTCGCCTCTAGCCTGTCGGCAGAGATGAAGTCTCCGCCAGTTGATTCAATATTGATACTACTATAAAGATCATAAAACGTGATCTTCGATGCAGTGTCAGACGTTGGGAATTCTTCGATCTGCTGAATATTTCCCCACTTGTCTTGATAGATAGTTATCCCGTAAGCTTTGAGTAACTGATCTAACGTCCCAAGATCATAGTTATCGTAGTCAACTACATTCTTATGACCTGCCGGAGCAAAGCCAAACAATGACTGAACAGAACTCGTGTAGCTTGATTCGTACTGCTTTAAAAAAGCAAGAGAACAGCCTATTTCAAGCTTAAGCTGCTCTGCATTAATATCAACGGACGAGTTGATAACGTAAAGCGTTCCGCGAGGATGAAGATACAGCTGGCCGTCATCAAGCTGGCAATAGATTTTTACCTTGCTGCCAACCGGGAACTGAGTCTTATGAAAGTCGTAAACAGAGAAAGCGTTGGAGAAGCCGCCAAGCGTTAATTCTCCTGTCGATGAAATAATATTAGAAGCGAGGGGGGATTCTTCAGATACAGAACCCTGTATTACATTCTCGCTGACATCAATATTGTTTACATAAACAAAGTTTTTTGTTGCTGTATTGATATATGCCATTTACGTCTCCTGCAGCACGAAGGTCGTCAGGAAGATTGAATTATTCGAGGGAGCCACCTTCTGAATTTGAGGCTGTGCAGTAAAAAAGCCTTTCGTAACCACAGGCGAAGATGGATTAAGCAATCCATTTGTTATTACTACTTCCGCTACCGCACTACCACTTGCCCTTGCTCCATCCCATGCAGAGTGTAGGCTCAGTAAAGAATTCCATTGCTCTTTAGTAATAAAAGAAGAAATGGAAAATACTTTTTTCATTCTACGAACAGGCCCGCTGGAATAAGCTAAACCAGTTTGCGTGAACTGTATCGTTGCTTCGTCAAGAAAGGTTCCAGGTACTGTGTCGTCTGAGAACTTATCAAACGTTACAGTGTGTCCGCCATAACTGATGGAGAGGGTCCCAGATGCCATCAGAAGGGCCTCCTGCGAGCACGCATGCGTGACACGTTAGCCATGATCTTGGAAGCGTCCATGACGGGCTGCTGGCTCTGGATGGTGATGTTATTGGTGATTCGCTGGGTGTTGCTAGCACCTGCCATCGAAGAGCCGTTTCGCTTGCTTAGGTTGCCAGAAGTAGCTGCTGCCAACGCACTCGGATCAACGCTGTTACGAGTCACGGAGCGCTGATTGACATTCTTGATGTCATTATTAACAACAGAGTTTTGCTTGTAAGCATTAACCAGTGGTGTAGGAATAACAACACCGCTCGAAGGGGCTGTCCAGGTAATATTGCGACCAGGAGGCAGCATGCTGAATTTGCCAAACTTGTTGACAAAACCTTCCCGACCGCCACCGTCGTTAACGGTGTATTGCTGACCAGCCTGAACAGGTCCGCCAAGCGCTCTTTGCCCTTGAACTTTCGGTGCGCTATTGATAAGGCTTTTCATCTTTTCCATTTCTCCTCTGGTGGCTGCAGTGTTTTTATAAGCTACACCCATGTTGTCGGCCAGACTCTTGGAGTTATCAGATGCAGTCGTAGAGTACTCAGCCATCTTTTGCGCTTCAGTCGTCGCCTTGCCAAGTTCCTGCTTGGCATCCTCTAGACGCTTCGCCATCTCTTCGATAGGCTTGACACTATTTTTAATTCCCTCAAGCTCAAGGTTTGTAGCAACATCCGAAGCGTTCTCCGCAGCAGTTCCATAGCCTGCAGCCAGATTTTCAACTTCTCCGATGTAGCCATCCATTCGTCCGCTAACCTCGTCAATACCCTTTTTCTCAACTCCATAGCGGTCAAAGACTGCTTGAGAGATGCCTTCTTGTGTGCCCTTTGTCAAGACGGCTTGATCTTTTGCTTCTTTCTGTAGACTTAAGACACCGCTTTCAATCTTGTATTGCAGATTTAAGCCTTGAATAATTGATCCCTGAGCCTGTGCAGCCTCTCTATAGGCTTGAGCAAGGTCGACATTACCCTGGGCTTCTGCAATTTTTGCCTCCGCCTCAAGGCGAGCTTGTTGAATTTTTGCTTCATTGACAGCAATTGTATTTTGAAGCTTAAGGCGCAACTGGCCAAGCCTTTCCTCGAAAGCGTTTTGCTTGAGCTGTGCCTCAAGCTGCTGTTGAATGATTGCCTTTCTTCTGATATCTGTCTTATCAAGGCCATCAAGCTCTCTTTCAGCGATAGCGTCAATAGTAGAAACCATTGCAGCCACGCCAGACGTACCTAGACCCATTAAGTCACCCTGAAGATCAGAGAAGCCCTTAATTGCTAAACCCTGAACTTCTCGCAGCTTTTCAACTTGCTTGATTGATGTATCCTGAAGCTGGATGAGCTCCTCTAGCGACATCGACTCGTAGTTGACTGCCTGCCCTTTTCTGACTCTGGCGGCAATTTCTGCATTATAAGCATCTAGAAGCAGCTTCTGCTTGACCAAAGTATCCTGCAGTTGAGCGTTTTGCTGTCTTGCCTGTTCAATCAGCAGCTTATTTGGAGCAACTTTCGCTAATTCAGATTTAATTAACTCTTCGTTTTCAGAAATCTGCTGTTTGGTTCCAGCATAATTAGCCAGGAGAGCATCGCCAATTCTTTGAAGGTTGGTAGAACCTTCCGCAAACTTGCTAAAGTCCAGTGTTCCTGTGCTAATATTCAGGTCTTTTATGGCTTGATTGTTCTTGGTAAGCTGAACATTAAATTCTTTAGTGCTTTCAAGCCATTGCTTTCCTCTGGCACTGGTCTGTAATTCCTTCACAGCCTGCTTGGTTGTAAGCAAAGCCCCACCGGCCGCTGCGGCTCCGGCGCCAAGAAGCAGCATCCCCTGTGTGCTAGCAACTGCAGCAGCACCAGCAGCAGCGGCAGCTGCAGCGGTGCCACCAGCAGCAGCAACACCAGCAGCCGCAGCCGCAGCTAGGCCACCAGTAAGAACAACTGCAGCGACCGCAGCGGCACCGAGAGCCACAGTAGCAGCAGTCCAACCCCAGCCTGACCTTTCCGTAGCTTTGTTTTGTTTATCTAAATCCTTGGTCGTGCTTTTCGTAGAAGTAGAAGAAGCTTTACCATACTCAGTTGACTTCTTAGTAGCTTTCTCGTACCCCATTCGAAGAGTATCAAGTGACTCAGCATATAAAGCCTTAACTTCCTTTGCAGCCTGACCAGACGCCTGCCAAATCTGAATCAAATTACCAATCATCATTATGGCCATCGTGGCCGGATTAAATATTTCCGAAAGCGCTAGCGCCAGGTTCTGGCCAACGCCTTTAGCCAGACTCCCCAGCCCGCTCAGTCCAACCTTTACGGCCCCAACAGCACGTCCAAAACCTTGGAATGCAGTGATACCTGTTCCGGCCGCTCTGGCAAGTCCGCTCATGACGGGGCCGCCTTCTTTCGCTAACCGCAAGAACTTGGCTGTTTCACCAGCAGACCAGCCTAAGGCGCGTCCAAATTCAAGATTATATTTAGCCGTAAGTTGAGCAGTTCTACCTAAGCCGCCAACCTGAGCATTGGTAGAGTTTGCAACACTGCCAAATGATCTAAGACCTGTAACTAGCGAACCAAATGCAGTCTGAAGCTTGCCAACAATGCCAGCACCAAAAGCAAACCCCCGCGCAAGTCCATAAACAACAGGACCGCTCTCTTTGGCAGTGCGAAGGAATCTCGCAGACTCCCCAGCAGTCCAGCCTAATGCGCGGCCAAAGTCAAGAGAATACTTTGCCGTGATTTGAGCCGATCTTGAGAAAGAGCCCGTTGACTTAGCTCCATCGCCAACTGCCTTATTGAAACCGTCGACGCCCTGAGCGGATCCACCAAGAGTCGATGAAAGGTTGCCAGCAGTACTGGCAAGATCGGATGCTGCGGTATCAAAGCCAGTTGTTACTCTGGAGGCACCCTCAGCTTTCGTTTTAAAGCCAAGCAGATTAGCCCCTGCAGTAATAATGCTCTGACCTAGCTGCTTAAAGACTTCACTTCCAACAAGGGCCTGTCTTGTCAGGTTGCTAAGTGTTGTATTGCCAGCTACTTTTTGGAATCTTTCGGTCGCAGCAGCAGTTTTTGTTGCCTCTGTCTGTAACGTCGCAAATCTTTGCTTAAGACCGTCAACCCATCCACCGATGGTTTGCATCAACCTGAAGCCAGCCAGAGCCGCCAGCAAGGTTGTAACAATACCTATCAGTCCGCCAAACTCTTTGCCCAGGCCAAGAACTGCGTTGACAACTCTAAAGATTGGCTCAGTAATTGCTATAACAACCTTGAGGGCAGCAAGAAACCCTTTGGTTATATTTTCAAGAGATTTAGCGACCTGATTAAATACAGTTGTTATTGTCTTGAATTGCTCTGTCTTTAAGAACTCTCGGATGAATGTAACAACCTGATTAGTCAGTTCCAGGAATGACTTGATCCCCGGCTCGATAGCGCGGCCAATAGTCTCAAGATTCTTAACGCTAATATTGCTGATGTTATTTTGAAGCTGCTGAATAGTAGCATTACCTTCTTTGATTCTCTTCTGCAGCGCGTCCACGCCATTTTCCATTTTCAGGAAAGCCTGAACAAATACAGGTGCAGTAATTGCGCCCTCTGAGATCAGCTCAGTAAGTGCTTCGGTCGAAACACCAACGGCATCCGCTAACTGAGTTCTGAAGCTACCATCAAGTTCAGAAATCTGTTGGTTTAATTCTTCCGCCTGCAGTTTGCCTTTAGACAGCACCTGAGCGAAGGCTTCGAACAGTCTCCCTGATTCATCGGTTGACAAGCCTAGAACCTGTGTTCTGGCAGTAAGGCCAGTAATAAACTTACTGGAGTCGGCGGCAGAGGTGCCTACAGCTCTCAAGGCTGGAAGCATCCTCTTGAATCCTTTCTCCACCTGCTGCACAGGAGCGCCCAGGTCTGTTGCAATCTGAGTTGATTCCCTTAAGTAGCCGTTTGCTTCGGCAGAGGATAAGCCAACGTTCTTCAACGCCAGCGTAAAACCTTCAACCTGCTTGATCCTGCCAACGTAAGCATTAACAAGGCCGCCAATCGAAGAAATGCCTGCTGTCAAGGCAGTAAAGCCCGCCTGTACAGTCGCGACCTTACTTAGAACACTGAAGAACTTGCTGAACCCTGGTGTGGCAGCGTTAATCTGCCTGTTCAGCTCTCCGATCTCCTTATTTAACTGATTCCATGTTGGGCCTGAAGCTTTCCCTCCAGGACCAGTTGGGAAGCGAGCAGTAGCATCCCTGAGTTTGGTCAGTTCTTCACGTTGGCGTCTTAAATCCGTAAGACTGCCCTTCTGGATGCCGCTAGCAGCACGAAGCTTTTCTTGCGCTTCAAGAACTAGCTTGTTATAATTGGCCCACGCAGGATTGGTCTGATTTAAAGCATCTCTTTGCTGCTTTAAACTGTTGACAGACTGTCTTAAGCTTGTAATTGATTCCTTCTGAGTCCTGGAATTCTTCTCAAGCTGAGCTTCGTACTTCGAAGCTTCTGTTTTTATTTGGCTATACTGAGCAGTTACTTCCTTGCCACCAGTAGCTGTAAAGTCAACCTCGACATCAATATTAAAGTTACCAGCACCTACAATATCATTAAGATTATCCCGAGCACCGTTAACGAAATCCTCAATGGCTCGCTGTGCTTGATCCTTGGTAACTCCTACCTTAATTGGGATCTCAAGCATTAGCCGTAAAAAGCTAAATTAGTCTGCCAACAAAAAAACCCCGCCGGAGCGGGGCTTTGGGTGTTTTCAAGTAGCTCAGTTGGCGTCGATATCGAGCTTGTAAGCGCCGTAACCAACCAGATCGGCAGACCAGGACACAATCGAGCCAGCTTCCACCGACTCAGAATAGCCGCTAAGGGTGCCGTAACCGTAGATGGTCTCGCTAGTGCCGGTAGGACCAACACGCACGAACTTCACGCGCAGGCTGTTTGCCACAGTGTTCTGCTCAGTCAGACGCAGAATCTGATAAGCGGCATCCTTGAAGTCAGCCACACCTTCGAGGGTCACACTCCAGGATTTGGAGGTAGCAATCGAAGTGTTGAAACCACGAGTCTCGTCGTCGTAGGTTAAAACGTCTTCAGCGTTGGTGTCTGTCTCAAGCGAAGCGTTGGTCAGACCATACAGGCGGAACGGCTTGTCAGTGCCGTCCATGTTATAAGCATTGCTCTCAACCGTGAAGATACCGGTGGAGGAGTTGAAAGAAACGGTGGAATCAGAAGCTGCGATATTGCCGCCATCACCAGCAGCAAGGCTATCGGTCTTCAGGAAAGCGGTGCTACTGGATGTGCCAGTGCCGGAGGTAATACCATTAAAAGCAACATCAACCTCGCTGGAGAGCAGCGGGAGGATATAAACGTCGTAGCCAAAGGCTGCAGAGTAATTGGCCATGGGTGAATTACCGGAATCCCGGAAAACAGAGCAAAATCGGGGGATTCACCCCACTAACGTAGTGTTCCTACAAACGGTAACCTACCTTTTGTCCTTATATATTGTCTAAAATATCAATGGCATCTTGATGGATCCCGCTCTTCTCAGGAATCATCACCATGGTTTGCACCCTTGCTCTTAGACCTTGAGCAACCGCCAGAGTTTCAATAGATGTTGCGCCATGAAAAAGATGCATGACACGTTTGACAGCAGCGTCTAAGTCTGAACCGGTCGCAGGGTCCCATACAACTAGGAACAGTTTCCATGTTGTACTAAAGTTAGCCTCATCATTTATATAGTCTTTTCTAGTGATATCGCCAGAGTCATGAATAATGCATTCCAGTCCTACCTGAGACTCCACAAGCGGAAGCTGCATCCCTGGCGTTAATATTGCAATAGAATTAGCAGTACTGCCGCCTTTAAAGGTATACGTTCCCAGCAAATCTGTGAATGTACTATCATTCGACAATACATTATATATTACTTCTGGTGTTGTCGCAAATACTTGGGACATGCCCTGCACCAACTGTGTTTTAGTCTGCCAGCCAAGGAATCATAAATAAGACAATCGCAGAAGCGCTTTATGAGAAGCCCAATTGCCTCGCTCTTCAACGAGATTGTCTACACACAGCTTCAATGATTTCCAAGGCGATTCCGACCCGCGAGACGGTCAAAGATTACCTTTACAATCTTGAAGCCATGACTAATAAGGAGGCCAAAGGCCTTTGGCGTCAGTCCATTAAAAACGCTTGGAATAACTGCTGCGCCTATTGCGGAACCCCGCCAATAGACGACAAAAGCCTAACCCTTGATCACGTCAGACCAAAGGTCAGGGGAGGAGAAGATCGAACCAGTAATTGCGTGCCGGCTTGCAAAAGCTGTAATCACGCAAAGGGAAGTGAAGACTGGAAGACGTGGTATCAAAGGCAAACCTTTTACGATGCCATTAAAGAGCAGAAAATCAAGGACTGGCTTGAGATTGGTTATCACAAAACCCAGCAAGGCCCGACCGATATGACTGCTCGAATCAGTTCTTTTGTCTGTCAACAAGCGGCATAACCAAGTTCTCTTCTGCGCAGAACTTCCCCAGCATCTTCGGGACCCTTACTCGAACCTTGCGTCCGCAAGGGGACTCAAGATCTCTGACCTTAAGATACGAAGATTCGAGAGCGATAATCATTCCCATTATCTCTCCATCTAATATAGATGGAGCAAGAATCATCACATCCTTGCCAACAAAAGCCACAAGTTCAGGCGGAGCGCCGGCAGCAGCTTCTTTAAGTGCCTTAAAGGCAAACAGACTCCAGGATGGCATTAATCCAAGTCTGATTAACTCAAGTGCAGCAGCACCATAGACAGAAGAAGGAAGATTCCTGGAATCCCTCGGTTGATAGAGGAAGAAGTCCTCCATCTTATAGGGCTCTCTGCGCTTCTTAGAATCCCTGTTTGCGTTAGCTATAATCGAGCACAGCAATGAGACGGGAGCTTCGCTGGAGTGCAGTCCAGACTGACGCTCCTTGGCCCCATTCGAGTAGGCTTCTAATACATATTGAAACGGAAGCGAGGCGTAGTTCTCCAGCGAAAACTCAGGGTCCCCCGCATATAAATACTTTAATTCCCAATATATCTTTTCAAAGGGAATAGGAACTCCCCATTCCCCAGAATTTACTTTCCCACAATTTCTTTGGCTTCTTCCTCACGCTTCTCTGGCTCCACCGGCTCACGTTGCTCTTCTCTATCGTAAAGCGCAGTAAATTCCGTCAGAAGCTCAGGGTCAAGTGTCAAAGTATCCTGAACAGTCCATTCGTGGTTAATTCTAGTCTGAATTAATACGGTAGTAGCGGCAATGGCGCGACGCTGAATAGCTTCGGTCATCCGGGTGGAAATCTCTGCAATCTCAGTCGCATATTCTACAGCTACTTCCTGCTCAAGTCCTTCAGTCGCAAGGCCGCCCATAACTTCAGTGATAGCAATATAGGCCTTCTCTGGACTGACTTCACGTTCCCTTGAAATCTTATTCGCAAGCTGAACCAGCGCTGCAACGCCGTCAGATCCCTGCATTACGTTATCAACAAAGGTCTTCTCAGCAACGCTTAAGTAGCCCTTTCTCTTAATCTCAATTACTCCAATTTCTTCATTACCAAGGCGAACTGTCTCCGTGTTCTTCTTGGGTTGAACAACAAAAGGAAGTAATGCCATCAATCTATACCAAGCGGCATAGGATGCCTAACTTCATGTAATTCCAGCTGACTTCATCAGGTTCTTAAGTTCCGGGACGAAAATCCTCTCATAAACTCCTTCAAAGTCAAATTTATCTACTGGACCGCCACCGTTAAGCACAGATGTGATCCATGGTCTGGCTGGCATATAGATCTGCACTCTTGGATTGCCGTATGGATGAATGTATCCACCATAATGAACAATCGCTGCATGTTCTGCATTATAAAAGACATAAATATCTCCAGCAGAATCAACAACAAGTCTCAAAGAGTCCTTCAGCTCTCCAGTGTCAATGATATCCCCATCACCATAATCCCACTGCCACGCCTTTGCCATCATTGCGCGATCAAGCGCAGCTTCAAGCTCTACCGCAACCAATTTAATTGTCTTCTGGGATGCTTTGCTGACAATCTTAGGAAACTGCTCTTTGAGTCTGTCGAGATCAGCAAAAGAGGTGACCTCAACGCCTGTCTTAATCGATGCTTTTAAAGACTTATTCTTCTTGGCCTGCAGTGTCTCAATTCTATTGAAAACCTGATCTGTTGCCGAGAAGCTCTTGGAAGAACGCTTCTTAGCCATTAGCTCTGAATCTCACCGCCAGTCAACTGAATCTCGACGCCGCCTAGTGCTGGATAAAGGATCTTATCGATGCCTTCACCGCCATACTTGCCGCTAGAGCGCTGCACAACAGCCTTCATGGCAGAGTCATTGCCAAACTTAAAGTCCAGTTCTTTTCCAGGCAGTAAAAACTCTTCCTGGGTCGTGACATCCGTAAACTGATACGCACTAAGATCGTCTAACCAGTCGACACCAGAAGGTAGCTCTAGCTTCTGGAGCACATATCCTCTGTAGTAAAACTGATCACCGCTGGCACCTGGCAGCATTCTGCCCTCAAGCTGGGACTCCAGAGGCAATCTCTTTGATCCTGAAGTTACACCACTGTACTGCTGTCTCGTGATGTAACAACGCACTACATAAATGGAGCTACTTGTTATTGTCGGCCTGCCATTGACAATAGAAACGTCCTCTTGTGTCTCAACCCTTAGGAGACTGTTGGCATATTCAAGTAATGGACTTGCCATGCCACAAAAGAGCCCTAGACTATGTTGCCGACGACGGTAGAATAGCCCTATGGCTGAAACGTTCCTGATTTCTGACACCCATTTCGGGCATGGCAACGTCTGCAGATTTATGCGCGACGACGGAACACCTCTCAGGCCATGGGATGATGTGTTTGAAATGGAGGAAGAGCTGATTTCGCGCTGGAATCGCGTTGTAGGGCCTTCTGACAAGGTCTACCACCTAGGTGATGTAGCGATCCCTAGGCGAGGCTTACAGGTCCTTGAAAGGCTTAATGGCGACAAAGTATTAATCAGGGGTAACCATGATATATTTAAAATGTCGGACTATACAACCCACTTTAGAGATATCCGTGGATGTCATTATTTAGATCGCTGTATTTTAACCCATGTCCCAGTTCATCCTGTCAATTTGACACGTTATGCCGCGAATATTCATGGTCACCTGCATTACAGGACTGTTCCTGACGAACAAACCGGCATGCCGGATCTGAGGTATTACAACGTATGCGTTGAGCATATTGATTACACGCCAATTTCCTGGAACGTTGTCCGCAAAGAACTGCAAGATCTTGGTATAATGTGATTGATAGAGCTGAGGCCCCTGGGTCGTTACGCCTGGTTCGCCAGCCCGACTGTCGGTGCATACCTACGCCTCAGCCATCTATCCCAAGCCAAGTCCTCTAATACTCGGTTTGCAGACTAAGTCCCATCTCGGTGGGCCAGGGGGTTTATCACTTCCTGCCCCTTTCTTAAAGGGGATTCGGCGCTTTAGTGTTGGAACACGTTAGGCATATAGCCTAGAATGCCAGGTTCGATTCCTGGAAGTGCCTTAAAAGAAAAGCCCCGTTTCCGGGGCTCAATCTCATAAACTAAGCAGCCAGCGCTGATAAAGCAGCTCTTGACGGCGTTTCTTGGCCTGCAAGGCCCTTTGGATCATTACGAGTTCAACCATTGGCTTTAACCCCATGGTTGGCCTTGTAGTCATGGCCCCTGTAGATCAGGTGCCCACCAGCTTGCGCTTGAACCATGTCAAGCCAGGCAACGTACTCCTCTTTGGGAGCCTTGGTGTCATACTTGACGCCGCGATAGGTCGCGATTGTCATGATGAAGTCCTCCGCTTTGTAGTGAATCATACACCAAAAGCGCGTTCCTTCAGTCGGCTATCAGGATTCTCAATAAAATGAATTTATTGAGAATACGAGTAAAAGTCGGCTTACTTCCGTTCGCCATTCGGAAACAGCGAATGAACGTGCCTTATTTTTCCAGAAAGTCCCCCTCAAAAGTGTGCTCTGCTAATACATCTCTAGCCGCATCCATGATGACTTTCATGAATACTTCTTCTGTCCACTCGCTAAGAACAGACTCGACAGGATCATTAGGATCCCATGTAATTTCGAAACCGTGTTCCGTTTCAACAACCTGAATTGTCATTCTTTTGTCCTACAATCAAGAAAGAATTTGTATTCAGCGTAACCTGAAGGCTCCCACCGAACGACATCGCAACCCTTATAATTGTCAACCACTTCAAAACGGGGTGTCTTCACCCCATTTTGGGGTGACTGCAATAAGGTTGTACTGAGAAAGTAAAGACATCCAAGCCCAAAGCCGGTTAATAGCCCCCAACCATATAGCCCTCTCATGATGCATTGATGTGCAATTCTTGCTTATAAACAAAGCCACCGAAGGAATCTTCCATAATCATTCTTAATACATTCTCAGAGACCAGATGACCGTATTCACAGATGAAACTGTCTTGGTCATACTCTTCGATGCCTTCAGCGTAATAGCGCCCAACGGAGCTCTTGAAGTCCTTCTTAGACAGCTCTGCCTCCTTTTTGTCGTAGCACTTTGCTACATAAAGCCAAATCGTTCGACCCTCGCCAGTCGCGAAGTAGTCGATAACGTAAAAAACCATCATACTAAATCCCAAACCTGAGAGAAGAGTTCCATGTCGACGCCTAGGCGACCAGCCCAGGCCATGAGCTGAAAGAAGCGACCGCCGCCAAGCGAGATTTGAACATAGGGGCCACCACCCAGGTCGTTCAGGTGAAACGTAGCCTGAAAGAAGCACCACTTGCCTCGACGAAATAGTATCAAATGATACTCATGACCAAAGTCTTCGTGATACTTCAACTCAAAAAGCTTCATCACGCAGGCAGCGGCGATACTCGACTAGCTTACCACTCTTAAAATGAAGTTTCAACCGTGGCCAATCCTGCCACTCTCCCTCCCATCTCTCGGGATAAACCTCCACATAGGCTGTGATGTGATAAGGCTGAACCCGACCATGAAGTCCGGTTGGCACCCATCGGTAGTTTAAAAACTTCATACTTTCATTATATTCTGGATCGTCTTCTTCGATAATTTCAAAACTATGAGTGCCACGATAGCTCATTAAATAAAGATGGCCGGCAGGGGAAAGCCAATACCGGCTCATTGTCCCACCGATGCCAACTTCTAAGTCTTTTGTCTGACACTGAACGTCAGTAAAACCTTCTCCTAGGTCGTAAGAGGACCGGAAATAATCAAACATTCCGATGGGTCATTCCTCCTCAGTCACGTCGTTTAAATCCCCCAGAAGACCTTTGATACTCTCGAATGGTACTAAGTCTACTTCGCCTGCATCAACGCGCCTCACAAGCTCTTGCAGGTCCTCCAAGAAGGCTTTTGGGTACACATTATCCTCGCCAAGCACCACCCAAAACCATCCCAAACACTCCTGAAGCGGATCGTCCTCCACTAGTAGTGCGTAATCTGCATAATTGTCAGTCATCAAGTCCTTCCATACACGAAAGGCGGACCCAATAGTCCGCCAGCCTGTTGGAATTACATGTTTAAAATAATATTCAGCAAGGTTCATAGCCGTCATTATCTTTACTACTATAGTTTACGCTTTCGTGCATCTTTTTACGCTCCTTTTGCGCCTTGAAATCCTCAGGAATTTCGTCAAGTTCATATTCTTTAACAAGTTTATACATCATCTCCGTGTCTCGCATTTCGTTGAACGCTAAGCTGCAAGCCCCTTTCATGATTGAAAATTCGCTGTAACCAATTGCCGCTAGAACCTTGGCAAATACAGCCATTAGCTGATGGGACGACATATCCGATGGATCAACCTCAATTTCAAACTTGAAATCACAATAAGGATCGTCAAGCTCACTGATCCTGTTGTCTTGAGTGGTGTAGGTGATCACCAGTTTGTCGTTGGACATTTTCAAGAAAAATGAAGAAGGGTTTTGGGTGAAAATTCAACTATCTGGAGATTCCGGAGGATTCAACTTGTAAGATCCGATTTCAAGTTCGTCGGCAATAGCAAGCAGGTCATCCACCTCAATCACCAGGGCATAAGATGCTCCACCACACGTTTCCACCTCTTCGCAATGGAGTTTTAGTGCGGCGGTTCGTAATGCAGCAGCAACCGTCTTCCGCAAAGAAAGCGAATCCTGCAAATCAAAGGTGTTGTAGGTAGTGTCGAGCACCGCTTGCGCTACAGGGGAAAGATTGGTCATTTGTCCAATTCCTTGATAACCTTTTTCAGCGCCTTGTATTCGCCCCATGTGAGCTTGAAGGATTGATCATTGTGGGTACTCAAATGAACATCGAATCCCTCACAGTTATGCCATAAAGACACTTCAATGAAATCTTCGGGCTTGGCGAACGTGTCAAACTGATTGAGGCTTGCAAACGCAGCGTCGAGTTTGTAGAACTTAATGTCAGACATGATAGCTAATCGGACTAATCGGGCAGGGATTCAAGAGCGCGGCGGATGAGAACGAAGTCCTCAGCGATTTGCTCAGGCGTCAAACCCTTGTGTCCTTCGGTGTCGTCAAAGCGGTACAACGCCTGTAGCGCCTGCTCCTTCAAGCTCGGCGGCTTGGGGCGGCGGGCAAAAAGAAGCTCATCGGATTCATGGCGCGAATGTCTCCAGCTCACCCACTCTTTGCACGCCTCTAGCTCCTGATCAGCGCCCCAGCGGGCGAAGCGTGTGGCGATGAACTGCTCATAAGTCATTTCCGCCGGGGTAGATGGATTGCTGCGCAGAAAAGCCTGCACCAGCTCAGGCGGCGGAGTGATTGGGTGTTCTTGAGTCATTGTTGAACCTCGTAGTGCGTAGACCTAATTGTCAGCAAGGTTTTTCATGCCAACATCGTTGTTGGCATAGAGACCTTCAAGTGCAACTAAAGCATTAATTTCATTAAAGCTATCTTTGAAACATTTCCATCCTTTTTCTAGCTGTTGATCTGCCCAACCCCAGGCACCATGTTCCATGCCGTCGATCTGGGAAGCGTCAATCTCTTGTTTGATCAAGTGACGCAAAAGGCTGATTTGTTCTTCAGTCATTGTCATCCTCAAGCTCAATACCTAAATCCAATGGATTAACAATTTCTGCCATGGCAGCCACATACTTTGCTTCACATGCTTGATAGCCAGCCTTGTATGCTTCGATCAATATCATGTCGAAGTTTTCTCCTTCGTCAAAATACTCGGCCTCCCAACGGCCGATTTGCTCATTTGACGGAAGCATTGATTCAATGTCGTTCATTTGACACTCCAGAGCGCCGCCAGATAAATGATTGCAAGAGCAGTCAAGCCAACCAGGAAAGAAATCCAGATCGGAGACAGCACCCAAACCCAAGACCAGGAAAGGTGTCCTGTCAACTTTAGGCCGACAAATAAAATAGTCAAAAGCCCAGGAAAACCAATGCTGCCGGACGAGGATTGAGAAGAGTTGCTCATGGCAATTCTGAGGTCGACCCAGTCTAATAGATCCGTCAAGACATAAAAAAGGCCCCGGTTTCCCGGAGCCTCCCTCGTCCCCACGGATATTACCCCGCCTTAGCCGGTGGTGCAATGTCTCGTGGAATACCAGGCACCAACTTAATCTTTTCTTTAGATTGTGGTGGAGTTAAATTTGGCCACGTTAAATAGCAAATTTCAAGCAGCTTGCCAGTATCCTGATTCTTCATGTTTTATCATCGGATGAGCTTAATTTAATAAATCCATCTTCATCTTTCGGAAAAAGATCTCGTGCGGCTTTTATAGAGGAGCATAATTGGTCTAAATGCTGACTATCGGCATCGAATGGCTCGCCAAGAGCAAGTTTCCACCCAATTTTGAAAGCATTCCTATTAAAAATATTTTCTGCTTCACCTTCGTCAGTTTCTTCGAATATGCCACTGTGCAGCCAATGGCTAATAGCGTTCATAGAATACTCGTGATCATCAAAAAAAACTATCTCAAGATTTTGTAAAATCCGATACAGTGCTAAAGCGTAATCTCCTGTCTGCATAAAAAAAAGGGGGCGTCATGCCCCCAGTTTAACTAGGCTAAACCTAAAAGAGTGTCAACCAATTTCAGGAGCAGTTAATGCAACATTAACCGTGCTGGCAGAAGCAAGATCAAGAGGGAAGTTATGAGCATTGCGCTCATGCATTACCTCAAAACCAAGGTTAGCTCTATTAAGTACATCAGCCCAAGTATTAACCACCCGACCATTGTTGTCAAGAAGCGATTGGTTGAAATTAAAGCCATTCAGGTTGAAAGCCATGGTGCTAACACCAAGAGCAGCAAACCAAATGCCAACAACAGGCCAGGCAGCAAGGAAGAAGTGTAAGCTCCTGCTATTGTTAAAAGAAGCATATTGAAAAATAAGACGGCCAAAGTAGCCATGAGCGGCAACAATGTTATACGTCTCTTCTTCTTGCCCAAATTTGTAGCCATAGTTCTGACTTACTTCTTCAGTCGTCTCGCGAACGAGACTAGAAGTGACCAAAGATCCATGCATAGCAGAGAACAAAGAACCCCCAAATACACCAGCCACCCCAAGCATATGGAAGGGGTGCATGAGGATATTATGCTCCGCCTGAAAAACAAGCATGTAATTAAATGTTCCTGAAATGCCAAGAGGCATACCATCACTGAAGGAACCCTGTCCAAACGGATAGACGAGGAACACTGCAGTAGCAGCAGCAACAGGGGCGAGGTAGGCAACAAAAATCCAAGGACGCATACCAAGTCGGTAGCTAAGCTCCCATTCCCGACCAGCATATGCAAAAACACCAATCAGAAAATGAAATACAACCAACTGATAAGGCCCACCATTATATAACCATTCCTCTAAACCCGACGCCTCCCAAATTGGATAAAAGTGTAAACCAATAGCGTTACTAGAGGGTACAACAGCCCCAGAAATAATATTGTTGCCATAAAGCAACGAACCAGCAACGGGCTCCCTGATGCCATCAATGTCAACCGGTGGGGCAGCAATGAACGCAAGGATAAAGCAAGTCGTCGCAGCTAGCAAGCAAGGAATCATCAAAACACCAAACCAACCCACATAAAGACGGTTTGAAGTGCTCGTTACCCATTCGCAGAATGAGTCCCATTGGTTTACTGGCTGCTGGCGTGAAAGTGTAGCAGTCATTGAAGTAATAAGTAAGAACAAGCCCAAACTTTTGGACTTATTCAGTTTACCTCAATTGTTAACGAAATCTTTACTCCTCCTCCTCATCCTCATAACTGCTCGGCTCCTCAAATAACTCCATCATCTTAAGACTCTTAGCCCTCTCCATTAATCCCTCTAAATCCTCCTCTGTCAGCATTTTACGCATTATCCTCTCTGCAAAACCTACATCCATTAATCTCTCCATTTAAATACTTCGCATAAGCACTATTTGCCTTACGAAACATACTACATCCCTTACACCATACATCAATCATCTCCTGCCTCTCTACAAAATCAATAATCTCATTTAACCCCTCTCCATTCTCGGGGTGAATCATGACTAAGACCTGATAAGTGACGTGCTATTTCTACTGGAACCGCCAAATGCTAGCGGACAAAATGCAAATATCTTAAGCAATTCATCATTAATCCTTCCCTTTTCCCTCATAATTGCCTCAAATCGACCCCCCTTATCTACCTCCCACTCCAATACATCAGCCTTGATTAACGTCCTCCCCGCATCCTCACTCACTCCTAACCCCTTTTGCACCTCAATCGCATCGTCATACTCCCCTAAAAGCTCTCTCACCCTCCCAACAAGCGTTGAACTCGTCTCCCCTAACTTATTACAACACACCGTCATCTCACTAATCGTATAACCACCAATCCCTAAGTCAAGAGCAAGCAAAATACGCTCCACATCACCGGCAACCCACCCATAACTAGTGTCTAATGTCGCCATAATGCCTACTTACTCCCCTTATACTTCCAATATTCATACTTTTATTCGTAAATAACCACTAGTTTTCCTAATATTGCCCTAGAATTAATCATATAACTCTACTCCTATCCAATGCATCAACAATTAACCCTCACCCTCGCCCTCTACCTCGCTATCCAATCCTCTTACACTATCGCAATTAAACAAATCCTATCCACTATGTACTCAACCCTAGACCTAGATCCCTCTAAAAAACTCCTCCTCCGCCTCCTCCCTCTCCTTACCCCAAAACAACGCGACTACCTTCGCTCTATCGCCTGATCATGACCTCTAACCCCCAATCCCGTCGCCCAGACCCCATCGAAACCTCCTCTGACCCCACCATAACTCCCTGGCTCCTACGCCAAATGGACGATAAAATCCGCCAACATGAAATCCGTATCGCTCTCTACTCCTCCCTCATCGGTACCCCTCTCCTCTCCTATATCCTCCTTAAACTAAATCACCTCTCCTCCCTTATTGACAAATAACCCTCGTCCTTACATTGCCCCTCGTCACCCAACAACTCCTCCACTTCTGCTCACTCTTCTCTCGCTTAGCCTCCGCTACTCCACTAAATAACGTCATCATAAAAATAATAATCAAAAACTTGGTGGTCAATTTTGAAAGTGGCATTTTCGGTTTCGGAAATTTTCTCAGAAAACCTGAGGGGGTTGCTTTGGCACTAAAAAAGGAATTTTCGGGGGTGGGGGGTGGTACGCCTGTACCACCCGTGCTGCACATCACCTCATAACGCTACTGTTATAGAGGCAGCCACTGCCCGAGGGTCCGGCACACTGTCCATTCGACTCGGCCGCTAGGATCTCGCATGCTTCGGGCACACCTGCCTCGCAGTATGCACCGAGCTTCTCTGCCCGAGCTTCGCTGATGATGGGGGTTGCCATGCTGCTGAGGTAGAACACCCCTGCCATGGCAGATCCACAGGAGAAGGCGGCGGCAAGGAGGAAGGGTCTCATGGGAATGCTCCCTTGGTGATGTGCCCATCCTACACCATCCACCACCACCACGCCACCACGTCACATCTCGTAACATTGTTGACACGCCCATCCATTGCGCTATACTAGAGGGGTCCCAAGGGGAGATCCCCATGGCCCTCACTGATTCCCACCTCGCTGATCTCAACCTCGCCGTCTGGCGGTGCGGTGATAAGACAGACGAAGAACTGAGCCTGTTCGATTGGCTCAACCTCGCACACTGCGCAACCCAACGGGCCATGGCTCAGGCCGGCCTGTCTCATGACGGATTCTACAGCGAATATCACGCAGCCCGAGCGCTGGCGAAGAAGGCAGCAAAGTACTAAGACTTGTTACAGGGGTCGCACCAGTGGCCCCTACCCTCTATAATAAAGGAGTCCCAAGGGAACAATCCCATGAGCGCAACCACCGACCACATCCTCTCTCAGGCTGAACTGATCGAACAGCTAATCGAAGCAAATCCCATGTACGCTTCGCTCAATGATTCAGAGAGGTTCTTCTACCGAATGGCATTGCTTGACGTTTCAACAATGCTGATAAATAATCTGATGCCCTGCACAGATCTTGACATCGATTCGGTAGGATCTTGCGTCGACGCCATCACTGATTGGCACGCCCAATTGTTTACACTCAACCGACACCTTAATCAACAACAACGCTAAGCCTGCTAAGTATAAACAATTCACCCCTAGTACATCTGTACTGGGGGCTTTTTAGTGAAAAAGTTTTTGTGAACTTTTGTAATGATAAGCGATCCTGATCGGTCGGCCCTGATTGATAAGTTATGCTAATGAGCGTGAACAATGGCCGCAGGCGTCACGATCAGACGGTAGCGAGACCTCTCTCACACTCCAGAGCCTCGTTCGCAGCCTGCAGTTCATCCAGGCAAACCAGTGCTTCCCGGAGCTGGTCGCGCATGGCATCGATCCAGTGCTGTTCGATTCCAGCCAACGGCACATCGAGAGACGGACCCTCTTGTCGACCGGCACGCCAGACGAGATTGCTGAGAACGCAGAGCTGGCCTGCAGTTTGATACGAGGCAAGGTCAGCCGCAAGCTGGGCATCCTCAAGATCGATGATGAAGTCGGTGGTGCGTGACATCGGGATTATTCCCTGGGACTCCTCCATCATACAGCAAAGGCCCCGCTTGAGCGAGGCCGTAATAAAAGTTTTCTGAGCGTGAACAATGGCCGCAGGCGTCAATCACGATCAAGCCGAGTGTAGCACTGGTTTGGTCAGCTCGGCAACTATTCCCGAGATCCATTGCGCTGCAAGGGTTACGCCCTTCTGAACGTCGACAACCAGCAGGTGAGTCTCGCGGGCTACGGTGCGGGCTGTGCTGACGACAAGGGGCCAAGTGATGGTCTGGGATTCTTGCTGAGCTTTCAGTGCCTCGTAGGCGGCCAGGATCTCAGCCTTGGTGGACTTAGCAGTGACGGTCATGGGGTTTCCCTCGTTGGTATTTAGTGAGCGTGAACGATGGTCGCAGGCGCCAGTCACGATCAAGCTCGCAGTTTCAGTAGCTCCAGTTCCTGCCTCCCATGGTTTGCAGCGTATGGCGCATCCACAGGTGAGCCGTGTTGTATTCGCCCTCGAACTCCTCGCTAGTCCGCGTATTGAGCACGGCTCGCTGGCGGGCGCAGAAGGCAATGTTGAGCTTGTCGAAAGGCAGGAGGCCGCGATCCAGAAGTGCAGAGTTCATGGGATGATTCCCTTGGTACTTTTCAAGAATACAGAAGGCCGAGCCCTTTAGCAAGGCCTGAAACAAAAATTATCTGAGCGTGAACGATGGTCGTACCGCCAGTCACGATCAAACGCGAATCGCCTCCAGAGCCTGTTCAACCTCGTACTCTATATCTGAAAGCAGGTCGAGATAGGGCTTCTCAGTGCATGCCGCATCCCACGCGTCATCACTAGCCAGATTGCGCAGACTGTCGAAACGAGCAACCAGAACCTCCATTGCATCAAGGATCTCGGCGCATTGGGCGTTCAGCTGATTGGAAGTCACGGGACTACTCCCTTGGGACCTCTTAATCATAGCAAAGCCCCCACCCGAAAGCGAGGGCCGTAATAAAAATTGATCGTGAACGATGGTCGTGCGACCGCCATTCACGGTCACGCCGACAGGCGGACATCTTTTCTCAAACCGATACCAATCGCTATATCAGTTCATTTTAGACGATGACTTTGGTTCCATCAAAGACGGGTTCTGCTTGATTCTTTCTAACTGCATTTCATACGCTTTAATCTGCGCCTCAAAGGCTTCCGCCTTTTTAATGTCGACATATGCCTGTGCTTTTTCTCTGACGAGCTTGATCTTGTCTTCGAAATCCATCATAAAAAATATTTCTGCTTTAAGTTTCCTGATCGTGACCAACGTCGCTCCGCGAAGCGTTGATCACGCTCACGCAGCCTCCTTCTGTAACGATTTCTAACCATTCCAAAACAGTAGCGTTATACCCTTATACCATGCCGGCGATGAATAGGCGTTGTCTTGCGCTGGCCGGATGTTTAGGCTACACTGACAGAGCAACACGGGAACACTCCCCTTATGCCACCACCGGCGCCACCTGTTTACATCATTCCAGAGGAAGGCTTAACCGTACCGGCTCCGATTGTTCAATCAGTCGCGTTCATTTTCTTCCCCATCATCGCCGCCATTTCTTTATATATTCCCCTGGTTTTTGTGGGATATTTATTTTTTGAAGTGGCTTACCGTGTCCTAAATCATCTCAACAACAAACAGCAAAATGCAATCCAACAAAAAGCAAGCGCCCAAGGGTTACGTCCTCGCCGAATTCCCCTCCCTGATTGATGGTAAAGAGTGTGTCGCTATTGTTACTTTAGAAAGCACGAATCGCAAGACGGGCAATATGTGCCAGGTCTGGATTATGCTGCGGGACATTAATCCGGTTGAGGCTATTGAGATCGGTGCGGATTATTCTATCTGCGGCGATTGTATCCACAGAAAAAATCCTGAAACAAAAAAAAGATCCTGCTATGTTAATGTTGGCCAGTCGCCAAATAGCATCTGGAAAGCATACCATCGCGGCTGCTATCCGCCGGCCCTTGATAACATTGAAGCCGTACAGAAGATGCTTAAAGGGCGTTCAATCCGCTGGGGAGCTTATGGTGACCCTGCGCTGATTCCCTTCTCTGTTTTTGAGTTCTTCAATCGCTTCGCCAAGGCGCATACCGGGTACACTCACCAATGGCGGCAACAATTCGCCCAACTTTATAAAAAATATTTTCAGGCATCTTGCGATGGTTTCAATGATTATCTGGAGGCAACTGCTCATGGCTGGCATACATTTAGCGTGCTACCTGTCGGCGCTAAAAATAATTCTTTCGGGAAGCAATGCCCGGCCACAATTGAGCAATCAATGGCACAATGTATCACTTGCAAATTATGCGATGGCGGTAAGCAAGATATATGGGTCGAAGCACACGGTTCCGGCAAGAAACATGTCCAACTAGTTTGAATTACTTTAGGGGGCTAAATCAGTCCCCTATTTTATATTTAAGGATCGAGATCGTGATAAAGGCCTCGCGAAGCGACGTTTATCACGGTCACACGGCGCCAGTCCTTTGTTAAGTTTTGTGATTCCACTGCGTTCTGGCTCAGTCTGCTGTATAGTAAAGGGGTCCCGAGAGGAAATCCTCCCATGGCTCACGAGTTCACTTCCGGCATCATGATGAATGGCCAGGCCGCATGGCATGGTCTTGGTGAAGTTGTAGAGGGCACGCTGCCAGCAAGCGAAGCCTTTACCCGCGCCGGTGCTTTATTTCCTGTCCAGGCTATCCGCATGGCAGCCAACCCGGCTGACGGCGAATATATTGATATGCCGAATGACCGGGTCATCTGGCGGCCTGATACCCGCACGATCCTAGGCAGGGCCTCCGATCATTACAAGCCTATCCAAAACAATCAACTGTTGCGCTTCGCTGAGGCGATTCGCGAGGAGGTTGATATGGATACGGTTATCGTCTTGAAAGGTGGCGCCAAGGTGGCCTTCACTGCCCGCCTGCGGGGTAGCGATCATGAGGTTGTGCCTGGTGACAAGATCCACCGCAATATTGTGGGATACCTCGGCCACGATGGCAAAACAGCATTCGGCGGCATGTTCACAAATGTTCGCGTAGTGTGCGCAAATACACTGGGCTTCGCTCAGTCTGACGCTAACCGTACTGGTAAACAGTTCACCATTAAGCATACCGCTAACGACATCGCGCAAATTGACCGTGTTCTGCAAACCATTGATATGGCCCGGCAATCCTTCGTTAGCGTGGTCGATGATTATCGGGCAATGCAATCTGCCCCTATGTCATTCGATATGTATCGCCATTGGCTGGAAACCCTCTACACTATCCCCGCTAAAGTTGACCGCCCTGGTCGCATTGAAGATCTGTCCCAGAAATGGAAAAAGCTGGAACATGCCTGGCATTATGGCATCGGCATGGATATTGCCGGGGTTCGCGGTACGGTTTACCACGGCCTGAATGCTGTAACTGAGGTGGAATCATCGCAGCGCAGCAAGGGTGCAAACCAGCACCGTATGCATTCAGCTCTGTTTGGCTCTGGCTCACTGATTATCAAAAAAGCCCACGAATCCGCTCTAGAGCTAGCACGATGAAACGGTATGAAATCAGGGTCGTCCTATCTCTTGATGATAATGCGGCCCATCCCCGAAAATGGATCCCGGACGCTATCTACCAAAACCTAGACATAAAGCTAGGTGAAACAATCCAGGCCTACAAATACACGGAGCTTGAAGATGAATGAAGGTCGCCACATCATTGTTAACAAGAATGAATGGACAATGATTATCAACGGTTTAGATATTCTCTGGAAAATTGTCCAGGATCAACCTATCGAACCGGAACTATTATCAGATCTTAAGTGGCACTTTAAGCCCGACAGGCTAGAGGAACTATCAGATAGGATCTGCAAAATTAAATAATAAACAAGGGGCCAAGCGCCCCTTTTATTTTGATCGTGAGTAACGTCGCGAAGCGAGGCCTTACTCACGCTCACGCGCTTTGTAAAGATTTGCTCTTGAGTGGCTGACCGGCTGCTGATGCGTTATGATTAGGGAGTCGCAAGGGAACACTCCCATGACCTGCCTCCACGACCCCCGCTCCCTCGAATCCCCTGACTACTGGGAACTCGTTTGGGATAGCTTCGCTCAGTTCTGCGATTATGTCGCCGACGGACTGAAAGAAAAGTACGGTGTCTGCATCGACCCGGTAGCTGTAGAGAAGAACTTCTACGTTCAAAGGGAGTACCACTACGGTGATCTCGATAACGCCATTCGATGCTTCGCTGAATACGAACTGTTCTGGAACGAAGGAGACTGAATCATGCGCCAGTTGACTGCCGAACAGGCCAAGGCTGAATACAAAGAATTCGCCGACAACTTCGATCCTTCACCAATCGGCTACGGCGACGATTATCTTCATCTGCCAGAATTCGACGACTGGCTAGACGAGGAAAACATTCAAGTTATCGAGGGTTAATCATGGGAACACGTTCTGCAATTGCTGTACGCAATCCGGATGCAACTTATGACATTGTCTACTGTCATTATGACGGCTATCCAGAGCACCAAATGGCGATTCTTACCACCAGTTACGATACGGCAAAGAAGGCCCGCAAGATGATTGCACCTGGCAGCATGTCTACACTTAGCGCCACCACTGATTGGAATGGTAACGTTATGGAGGTTGGCCCCAGATACTATATCGACAGAGGCGATCTTGACTGCCAACCCCGTAGGCTTACTGCCGGCGAAATGGCTCGATTCGCATTTAACATGGGCTGCGAGTATCTTTACACTTACGTTCCACGCTGGGGCTGGCGCTATGACAAACTCTGATATTATTGTCCTCAGGCCCGTCGGTAAAGAGGTGTTCGTTGTTCAATCTTTCGACACGGGGCTATGCGATATCTACGACAATATGTCAGCAGCAAGAGAACACATAGAGGAAATGAATCGAGAATGCCCAGATGATCATTATTGGGTCGAATCTTGGAGAATAAGATCTTCTTAGCCCTTCGGGGCTTTTTTATTTGGTGAGCGTGAATGGCCGCATTTGCGCCATTCACGATCGCGCCGTCGCGAGGACTCGGTCGGGGTCGGTCTAGATCTTGGCATAACGATATCATTATATCTTATTATTCGCGATCACGCCGTCAGGCGATGTGGGACTGGGTCGGTCCAATTCCTGCGTACCTGTGTTTGAGACAGGTACTCAAAGACCTGGACATCGTCTCATCGCGTCTCATTTTGAGAAATCTTAAAAAGGGAAAATCAGCCGACGGGAAAAAGGGAAATCGGATGTCTGTTCGGCGGCATTTTCTGTTTTGGATTGACCGTCAGCGAGGGGCTGAAAGGCCTCAAAAATGGGGTTAAAGAGGGGGATGAGAGGGTTATGGGAGGGGGTTATTACTAGGAATAACTAGATTAATATTACTAGATAGATTAGTTAACTAGAATAACTAGATTAATCGTATTTAAATACAGAGTATTTAAATACTATAACTAGATTATATATATTAATATATATATTATAATATATATATACTAGTTACTAGGTCATATTACCTTATCTGGTTAGTAGTACTAGGAATGATCAGATTAACTGATTAAACCTTATCAAAATGGGTAGTTAAGGGGGTAAGTAAGTAGTTAATTGGATTAGGGGATGTAGATATTGGAAGGGATTTAAGGGATTAAGGGGGTATAGGGGGTGAGGGTCGTATGAGTACTGGAGGGATGAGAATGATTTTCAGTTTTAGGGATTTGAGGGAGGGTTTTAGGTGTTGCGAGAGGGGTTAGGTCTGTAAGGCTCTGTAACAGGGTTCTAGGGGGTATGGATAGGGAAAGATAGCCAAGCGGTAGTAGAAGGGTCTTCCAGGGGCTTCTAGACACCTCTCAGAGGCTTTCAGATAAAACCATGGGGTGTAGGGTACAGAGAAAAGGTTTTTTTAGAAAAAAAATTAGCTGGCGGAAAGGAAGGAAGGAAATGTCCTCCGAAGGAGGACAATGGTAGGAAGGATTTTTAGTATTGGCTGTTGTTCTTGTTAACCAAGTTGATAAGAGCTAGTAGTATCTAGTTAATATATATATATTAATATATATACTCTAGATAATAATATTACATTAAAGCGTTTGGGGTAAAAGGGTTGTCTGAGGATACCCCTTAGGGGTAGTTTAAAGATACCCTTTTGAGAGAGTTGAGAAAGGGGTGAAGGGATGGTTTTGTCTCATCAAGAGGGTCTCATGAGACAGGTTTGAGAAGTGGATAAGGAATAATATGCAAGCCGGAAAGCGGGAATGCTTTCATCACAAACCCGCCAGAGAGTTGAATTTATTTGTGAGAGGATTCGATTAGGAGCTCCTGTAGAGTTCAGTGATATGACGTGGGTGCAGAAGTGGGCGGATAGGAATCCAACTGTTGACAAGATGTTAAGACAGGCGAGGAGAGCTGCTGTCCAAGGGGAAGAGGTAAGTGAGATGGATGAGTTTTGTCAGGCTTTAGATTTAGGGGAGCCAGATCCGAGCGATCATCTGGTAGGGCCACAGGATCCTGTGACATTGGCGGAGTGGTTTGGGAATAAGAGGAGGTGGTTCAGAGGTGATGGTTAATAAGGGCTACTGGATAATTAAGAAAAAATAAAATCTTTAAGGCTAAGGGGGTCGGGGTCTATAGTTGCGTGTCTTTTGTTTTAAAGATGGGCTACTATTTCAGGAATGTCGACGAGAAGGAGCACTACATCAAGCTGTCGAGCAGGCCACGGAACAAGCCTCAGTTCAGCAAGTACAAGGGTGTTTCGAAGAACAATGATCCGAAGAAGCCTTACAGGGCTGCTTTGACGTTCCAGGGAAGGCGGTGGTATATCGGAGCCTTTGTGGACGAGATCGAGGCTGCGAAGGCATGGAACAAGACGGCATTAGCCGTTATTGGGGAGCATGCGCTGATCAATACGTTCGACGATGTCGAAGAATGAGTATTTATACCTAGCCAACTACTTGACAGGGGCTTGAGGTGGTGTATGATAGGGGAGTCACACGGGAGGATTCCCCTTCAATGCAAGCCACACTTGAGTCGATCAACTGGAGCCTGCGGAAGCAGGGCAAGGAGGTCGTAGTCTGTTTCGAAGGACAGCCTGGGGCCTTTTATCAGGTTATTGAGCGGTCAACTGAGTTGCAGGTTAGTCCTGACTTTGACACGCTTGATCAGGTTGTCCAATTCATTGCTGACTGCTGGAGCTGAACCATGGAAGGAACACCACGTCGTGACATTGTTCGTGACATCATCAAACGATCTGGATCTCGGTTTGTTTCTGTTAAATTTGTAAAGAAGAACGGAGACGTTCGTGATATGACATTCAACCCAAAGGATGTCAATGAGATCAAGGGAACTGGGACTGCTTGTAGCGATCCGAATATCTTTCGGATTCGTGAGATCAGCAACAAGGAGGAGGGGAAGACTACTTGGCGAAGCTTCGATGCCAGAAGGGTGTTAAGGATCTGCGGAAACAAAAACGAAGCCATCTTTGAAGGGGTTGAGGAGTGACCACGACACGTTTTGCGAGCATGCCTTCATTCATTGTGGATGATCCATATCCACATGAAACATTCTGCGAGGATTGGTATCCCCGTTATGGGCATATCTATCGTGCTGCTGTAATGACAGATGAGATCGTTACAGTACCAACAGGGTTCTCGTGGCCGCTGGATCGAGTGACCTTTGTGAAATGGAATAACGGTACGATGTATAAAATAACACGATTTGGATGGCCTTTAGCTTTGAACGGCTTAACTTTTGAGGAAGCAAAATCCCATCCTATTTATGTAGAACTCATTGGTTGAAATGACAACACAATCAAAAAGCCTGAGAATCGCCGACAAGGTCCATAAAGAGCGTTATGCATGGCCCGGCGGGTATCCGTTATACGCGAGGACAAACGATGGTGCAGCGCTGTGTCATGCATGCTGCGGAAGTCAGCGTAGTTGGATTGGTACGACCACTGGCAATGATGGCTGGTGCGTTATTGGAATGGACATCAATTGGGATGAGACAGACTTGACTTGTGATCATTGTGGGAATAGAATTGAAGCGGCCTTTGAATCAAGGAATCCATTTCATACCCTTGCTATTACTAATGATGAGAACCCCTTCCCCTAGCTCTGCTCACAGCATGTCGGTACAACTGGCTCAGCTGCAGCGCAAGCCTCAACGCTTGACTATAACTATCGCTGCGGTTACGAATGATCGCCTCATCTCTCGCGCTATGACTGAAGGTCGCTCGATGTCCAATCTTGCGGCCTTTTTATTAGAAGTGGCCCTGAACCCACTAGCGCCGCCGGCGAAATAAGCTCTAGTCTGGCTAATCTCCTCTTCAAGATACTTGAAGAGTAATCAGTCTCTTCTGGGCAATAAAAAAGGGAGCTTTCGCTCCCTCGATCCATCTCGAACACCTCAGTTTTCCTTTTTTTTGAGGATTGAGGTGATTTTATATGTTGGGAATCTTTTCAGGGCTATTTCACCAGCAAGGTAAGCTGTATCTGCTGACACGATAACAGTTTCACTGGAGTCCCTAGAGTGGAGCCTGACAACATAGGTAGATGGAATAGACATGACGTTAGCGTTGTTTAATCATAGCGTCAGCCATTAGATAGCTCAGGGTCGCAACGAGTTCGTGGATGTCAAGCTCGCAGTCAACGGCGAACTTTTCGAAGTCCCGGTCGAAATACTTTTGAATAAAAAATTCAAAAGCTTTCATGGCGTATTCATCCCTGAGCCATTTGACATCTTCATTCATCTTCACAGCCCTCATACGCCTTAGAAGCTGCTTCGATGTAGGAGCGAAGCTTGGACTCAGCTTGATTAATGATTTCATAGCGGTAGTCATCGAATGACTGGCCGACGTGCGTGAAGTGAGAGACTTTGAACTCCGGCATACGGACTGTCATCTCAACTTCAATGATGTCGCCAACACGCTCTTTGGAGATTGATACGGTCATGATAATTACTTTTGGATGTCGAAGGTAGGAACAGGTGCGCCCCCGTTGCTGGGGATCATGTAGACGGTGCGATTAGAATCCTTTTCGCCTTCAGTGATCCAAAGGTATTGAAGGTAGGCAGGATTGTCCTTCAGGCTTTCACCGATGATCTGGTTAGCCTTTGCAACGCCTTGGGCGCGAATCACCTCAGCTTCAGCAAGCTTGGAGGCAGAATCCATCTTTGCCTGAGCTTCGAGGACTGCTACCTGGCGCGTAAACTCAGCCTCCTGAAGTTGAGCCTTGCCTGACAAAGTCTTACTGTAGACACCATAGAGAGGACCAAGCCCAAACAGGAGTACAAAAAGGAAAACTCCACCACCGAGGACAAGCCCAAAGGTTAGAGATCCGTTCCGGTGTGACACGTTTTGTCAATGAAACTATTCCAGTTTATCGTCTTCAGTCCAAGCTGAGCGAATACGCATTTCGGGAAGTAACTCCGAGGTTGACGACTTTGATTCTGTGATCACAGCTGATTCTTTCCAATCCTTTTCAATCTTATCCATTTCATGGTGATACTCAATCTCTGCTATGTCAATAGCGACTTTTGTCTTGTAGTCAATATACCTTTCTTCAAGCCAGACCAGCAAAGATAGAATAAAAAGATCGATTACAGGATTTCTAGTCTTACAACTATCATAAATACCTTTAAAAATATTGAGCTTTAACCTAGTTGGAGTTGATTCTACATCATTCCAAATCGTATCTTTGGATGCCATTAGTTTTGCCCTCCTGGCGATGGATAAAAGTCTTCAGTTCATGTAGATATAAACGTAACATCTCAGCCTTGCTTATGTGCCAAGGATCATGCGACTGCATATAAAGCCGCATGTGTTCATCAATGGCTTTCAGTATTTGATGGATTGGGGCGTTCCACGCCTCGCGATGTGGCGTGTTGAATTCACGCTTAGACATAAAAAGGGACCCCATCATAGAGTCCCTAAAGCGCAAAAGTTATAACAGTCGTTAAATCGAACATACTTTTATTCAAAAGGCGAATACCATAGAACCAAAAACCTCGCGATTGATAATTAGTTGTTAATGTTAATAGTTTAATTCATAAGTCAGACCAATCATTAAAACACCCTTAAGACTTGACAACCCCCTACCCCTGGTGAATACATTGTGATTGTTAGGGTCAACACACGAGGCCATGACCAATCTCAAACTCACACCAGCTCAACGTCGTTTTGTAGAGGAATTTGACATTTACACTAGAAGGGGGTCAGAGCCTCGGGAATACCAGCCCCTCAGGGAGATCCTGCACATCCAACACCGGACCATGAACCTATGCTCCAGGATGGGTCTCCTGAGCCGCAAAGGGGTCTCTCCGAAGACTGGCAACCCTACGTTTGTAGTGAACCCTGAAGTACGAGAAGCCCTTGGCCTTCGGAAGCAGGTTTTCAAGACACGAGTCCTAAGACCCCGCAAGCGCCTCTCAAGAGCCTTTTAGTACCCGAATCCTCCGGTAAACTGGGGGATGCCCTTAAAGCATTCAGTGGCGATGCACCGCTCTTGTAAAGCGGAGAGGATGGTTCAATTCCATCTGGGGGCTTGTGAGAAGTAAAATCTGGGCAATATGGGCGAAAGCCTTAGGTGAAAAGGGACATCGAACAAAAAAAATACGCCGACCTGATCGCATTGATCAGAACGGCGATATTTGTTTCGTATTTAACGACTAATTTATTTATTGTTGCAGGCGTGATACGTCACTGGAACGATGGGAATCGCAGCTTGGATGAAAATTGCCGTGTTGGCAAAGTTTAATCATCTCTGGATTGAGCGGACTAGCCTTTCTTGTTCCTTCAATAGTGTAAGCGGAAACTGTTACGGCAAAGCCAGCAAAAAAGGCAATGAAAAGCTCGCTTTTTTTCATGTGGTCAGGATTCGGTTTCGTAGAGGCCTTCGAGGCGTTGTCTAACAATATCAAGGATCATGTCGTCAAGCTCCTTGCAGACACATTTCATTGCAATCTCAGCCATGAAATAGAATTCTCTTGGGCAGTTTCTGCCGTCAAGATGGGGACTGTTGGCCTCGACCCACATTCGCCACATTTCTCTGGCTATTTTATCGCGGAGAAGATGGTTCACCTTGCCTTAGCGGAATATAATAGTTGCATGAGTCGCCTTTATGGCTAAAAGCTGCATACCACTGATAGGGCCTGCTGGCTTTCATCATGTACCTAACACAGTTTTCCCTAGAGGGGCAAAGATCATCCATGCAGGCGGCAACGTCGCTCGGCATAACCGCTTATAGATGGACCGATCAACTGTAGGGCCAGCAAGGGACAATGTCAAGTTCCCAGTCGTCGACTGGGGTCTTGCGTGCATAATTACGGAATTCCTCTTTCATCTGTTCAGTTGCCAGTCCGCAGTGCTTTGCCGCAGTTGGGACATTAATTCTGCCGCGAAATAGTGCATACAGTGCCTTTTCCTTTGCCGTCATGACTCGATCTGATCAAGCAAAAGGATATAGACAATTGCAGCTAATGTGCCTGATAATACCACTGCCAGTCCTATTGCAACGTCCCAGGGAAAATCCATCACCGCCACCAACACAGGTTAAGTATTCCATGGGGAGCCTAAGCTAGCGATGTGCTTTTGGTACAGGTTGAATGGCTGTTTCACGCCGAAAATTACAACCCAACACGATAGCAGCAGTAATTAGATGTTGTGTTTTAATCTGGTCCGCCGGTTTACTGACAGCCGGGTACATGAATTTAGTAAAAAATCCTGACGAAGCGTTCATAGCTTCAGTTTTTACTGCAGCATTGTCAACATTTGGAATTGAAAAATTATCTGATCGCTCTACTTCATCAAGCTCTAAAAAATCTATAAGCAGTAATAATAATGCTACCAATAGTGGCAATGGTACCTCCTAAGCGTGCAACCATGTCTTGCACAACTTCCTCTATTGGAGGCCTATCTCTTATTAAGCGATTGCGGCAATGATGAACCCACTTCCATAAATCTGATCTGACATCGGCTGGCACTAATGGCTTACTCCATCCGCTAAATTTTTCAGATTTGTCACTAACAAGCCATCCTTTATCATAGATTCGTATTCTTTCTGTGTTGTATTCATCTGTGTAATCAACTTTTTTGCCAGAGATTTCGTCAGCCAACCAGAATACAACGTCTGCCTGTATTCTTTCTGTTGGACTTTGCATAAATGTTAAATCAATTTCAGCATCTCCATTTTCTGGCGAATACGCCTTAGTTATACCATTGATACATACCTGAATTTTCCCTGGGTACATAAAACTGGTTGTATCAAATTCCTTGCACATAATAGCCTTCGGGATGCCTATGGTTGTTCTTGAAACAAGGATATAAGGCACCCCGATTAAAGCAGTAAATAATGCCCCAACAATTAAAATTTTAGTTTTATTTGTTGAAACAATTTCAGTTACCTCTTCTTTCAAATCATTAGATCTGTTAGCATGAACAACCAAAAGGCTTCGTATTGCATACATTCGCCTTCTTAGACTTTCATCTATATCACTTCCTTCTGCTATAATAATCATGCGATCCAGCTTTTCCAGTAGGACAATATGGTCCTTGTCCATAGAATGCTGGTTTGGCATTTATTTTAATATTCTTGTTTAGTTTTCCTCTACCATTTGACACGATTAGCCCAATAAGCAGCCGACATTTTGCCTTTTGCAATGTTTTTTGCATGGCGAGCCTTGAATGATGCTCGCTTATCCTTCATTGCTTCGCTCTCGCCAGCCTTTGGCTTACCAGCAGTTTCAGCGCCCTGCTCACCAAACCGAATGGTCTTAACCTTGTCTCCGTCCTTGGCGACTACAATATGACTTTTCGTAGGGTGATTCGGCGTTCTCTTGGGCTTGTTATAGCCTTCAACACCAGCTCGCTCAAGCCTTGGATCTTTTTTCTTTGCCACTTTTCTTCCTTGAAACTACAAGCTTGCCATCTTTTTCAGTGACCTTCATGCCAGCCTGTTCAGTCTGACGCTTCAGAGACTTATACTTCTCTGCTGTGGTCATCTTTCTAGGCTTTCGTGAAATCATTTCTTTTTCTTTTTAGCGGTTTTTGCGGCAGCACGAAAATCGGCAGCAGTTGGAGCACCTTTTGAGCCAGGCTTGCGCATCCGTTCATCACTGCCGGCTTCAATCCTTTTACGTTTGGCAGCGATATTGGCGTAAAGACCTGGCTTTTTGGTCATGATATTATTGAGATATATTATGTTTCCTTGATCTTGAAACAATTTCCATGTCGCCAATGCAGAAATCGTTTGGATGTGACTTGACCCCAACCATGGTGCAGTAATTTTTATTCAGAGCCACTCTTTGTTCACCTTGAAGGAGGTAGCACATCGAATAAGAAGGGTCATAAGACACTCTTACGTTTTGAGGGATAACCTGTGCCGCACCCAATGCATCCAGTAGTCCGTTCAGTCGTTCTCTCGTTAGGTTCGTGGGGTTACCGTTCTCGTCATAGACGCCACCAGCGTAGACGTTGACCTGCTCAGGCTTGTTGTCCTTCCGCTTGATCCTTAGGATGGGTTTATCAACGAGTGTTACAACAAGGCTCATATCGTCGTCGACATAGGCCGCTGTGTTTCCTTTTTCCCAGTAGCGCTCCCTTGATCCGCCGAGATATTCCTCGACAGCATGGATCGCAAACTCGGTCAGAGTTTTATTTGTGCGTCTTTTTCCCGGTGTGTGCTTGAGAGGCATGGAATAATCCTATGAATCTCCCCAATCATAGCACCCGGACAGTAGATTGTCAACAAAAAAAGCGGGCCAAAGCCCGCTCAGCGTGCCAGACGATGGGCAGTAGCCCACTAGATTTTAGCAATACAAACCCGCGTAACGCCAGTACCTGGATGACGGATTGCCGAAAATGCACCATAGCTGAGATCGACAGATCTCTCGTAAACGTATGGACCCCGATCATTGATGCGCACAATTACGCTTTTACCGGTTGACTGATCGGTGATTTTTAATTTTGTGCCGAATGGCAGAGATCTGTGAGCTGCAGTTAATCCATAAGCATTGAACCGTTCTCCGCTTGCAGTTCGTTGACCATGGTAACCGTCTCCAATCCCATAATGAGACGCAAAAGAACAGCCCATGTTCTTGGCATGGGCGGGGCCTACCTGGGTGGTGAATGCGCAACCAAACAGCACGCAGGCAGCAAAGATGGTTTTACTCAATAATTTAAATAGAACTCAACGACATTGATCCCCAATGCCAGGGCAGGCATGGCCTGAAGCCGCAAAAAAAATACGACTTGGGATAGTTTACCTCGAGTCTTGTTTTTGCGCAAACCCTGTCGCCATTTTAAGTTTTTTCACATTGAATTTGATTTTTGCGCAAATTCCGCAGCCGTTTTAAGGTTCTGCTCGGGAACCTCGTAAGTATGGAATTTGTAATCGCACTTAGGACACCTGCGCCAACGCCGCACCGTATGGCCCAGCCCCTCTGATCCCATCAAGTTGGAAACGTTTAAGCATTTGGGGCAGTTCATAATGTCAAATATTGGTCGCTCATATTCTAAGCGATTTAGATACAATAGGTGATAAGCGCGTCGAGACGTGGCCTACAAGGATAGAGAGACTCAGAGGGTCTATCAACGTGAATGGCATAAACGCAATAAAAAGCCGAGATCCCAGCAAGGCGGGATTATCACAAAGAGGAACCTTGTTATTGATGCCAAGGATAATCCATGTGAGCTCTGTAATACTAAATACCATCCAAGGGTAATGCATTTTCACCACAGGGATCCTTCTACCAAGATCGCATCTGTTTCGGCACTCGAAAGAAGGGCTAGCATTCAAATGCTGAAAGACGAAATTGATAAGTGTGCTCTGCTTTGCGCCAACTGTCACGCCGAAGTGCATGCGGGTGTAAAGCAGCTTGATTAGTGCCACGAACGGGAATCGAACCCGTAAGACCAAGGGCCGACGCATTTTAAGTGCGTTCTGTTTACCAGTTTCAGCATCGTGGCTTGTGGTGCTCCCCGCGAGGATCGAACTCGCCTAAGGCGGATTATGAGTCCGCTGCATTCACCAGATTGCTAGAGGAGCTGGCACCGACGGCAGGAATCGAACCTGCGACACACGCTTTAGAAGAGCGTTGTTCTATCCGCTGAACTACGTCGGCTCACGTTGTAGCTCGCTAAGTCTAGCATGAATTTCGCGATGACAGTTGGCGCAAACCATAATGCACTTAGCCGCTTCCTTCTCAACTTTTTCGTACTTAAGACTCATTTGAGCCAGCGAGCTAGAAATCTCTTTTGTTGAGGGGTCAATATGATGAAAGTCAAAAGCAGAGGGATGGTCGGCGAATCCACAGCGAATGCATTTGCCCCCAAATAAACTGACTAACCTATCTCGGTTCTCTCTTCTTTTTTGTTGCATATATCTTGCATGTCTTGACTGTTTCATTTCAAGAGAATACAAGCTTAAGAAGAAAGATAGAAAGAGCCGTCAGCCAAAACGGACTATTTATGGTCGTCGAGACAGCCCAAGCTGCCAGTAAAGACAGCCCGAAATAAAGTACCAAAAAGAGCAATATAAAAACTAGCGCTGCAAAAGCACCAGAAGACTTGTCAATCCTTTCGACCGCCTGCCAAAAGCTCTCTGCATCTGAAGACATTTGAAGCGAAGCGGATGGAAGACCTGCTTCCATTTTAAGTTAAAAACAGCAAAAGTCGGCGCTATCATTTCTTGCTCTTCTTCTTTTCTGTAGGATTAAGCTTCTCCTGCTTCTTTAGGCGACTGATCTCCTTGGCATCCCTTACAGCCTCATGGTAGCCGGGGCTTTCAAGATTATTTTGATCAAGGACACGAGTCCAAAAATCCTTGTCGAATCCGCCTTCAGACATTCGGATGATCTGGGTACGACTTGCCTGGTGCAATTCTACTGTACCACCAGTCTTTTTCATACTTTGTGAGCCGTTCCTGATATACCGTCAGCACCTGAGTCCAGCTGTTCCCCAGTAGGTCTTTTGCTGCTACGGCATAGCTGGGGCATCTTGAGGATCCTGTGTCTGGTACGAATCGCTTGCCGACACGATTCCAGCTTGGCTGTTTGCCTCGCCACTGCAAACTACAACATGGCCACGGCAGCTCTTCTCTATCATAAAGCTGACAGCATGGCCCTAGGACCTCATAGGTAAACCCTCCGCCAGGCGAGCGGATGAATTTACCCGCATCAAATGGGTGCATCAGGGCATAGTCATCTGACTAAGCTGAAGAATACCATCTGCTGTCAAGACGACACAGTCTTCAATGGCATCTTCGACCTCTTGGCAGAAGGCGATAAGATCCCGAATGTCATCCCAGATCGCCTCTTGGACGTTCTGGCCTGCTTGCCAACAGAATTGGTCAGCATGCTCAGGCTTGAAATAAAACCTTGCGATGAACATTTGACTAAATCGTTTCTTTAGTCTACTTAAATTTACTGCGCCCTGCTGGCCGAAGCCTGAGATCTTTCGGGCGTATCTACTCCATCCATAGAATCCCCAGAACCGTCATTGGAGTCTGGACGGCTATCCGAAGATCCAGGTACGGCTCCATTCAATGCCTCCTGTCTTGTTACTTCATCATCAATGGAATCTTCGAGCTGATCCTGATGATCCTCTTCAGTTCTCGTAATCTCCTCCTCGATCTTGAGATCTGGATCCAGGATGCCGCCACGCTGCAACTCATCCAAAACTGTTCTCTTCGAGAGAATACCCTGCGAGTACAGATTGACCAACTGTGCAATCTCGGAAGCCCCCAGTGGACGGTTGATCAGAGAGTCGTTGATCGCAATGCCGGATTCAGGCATGAGCTGCGCCATCTCCCCGCTGTAAGCAGCCCACAGCTTCATTACCATGTTGAACGAAGCGCTCTTATTGCGAACCAAAGCGGCTACTTGAGAAGCAATCTGAGAGGCTCTTAACGATGCTTCTGTTGCTGTCTTGATATTGGCGCCGTACAGGAAGTTCAGGCTACTGCGATCCATCAAGGATTCGAGATGACTGATTTCAGCCTGGTGACGCTCAAGACTTCTACCTGAAGGCTCAGCAAATTCAAACTTGCCACCCTCTACTTCGAGATCTACGGCGGTATTTGGACCGAGGATCAAGGGAACAGGTTTTCCGTCAGGGCCAATTCTTGCTCCGGTTCTAACCGGCACTGGCATCGCGCATTTATGCAGCAACTCATTAAGGTCTGACCTCATTTGGAAGTGCTGGATAGAAAGTTCAGCCAATCCGTTCAGCGGAAGATCGCCATGCGCAAAGTGCGGATCAGTTGCGCCATACCAGACGAGAGGGACCACTGGGATCGAGGTTTCGACTTCTCTTTCCAGGATCTGACGCCACTCGCGCCCCTGCTTCTCCATTCTGTATGTTTGAACCAGATTAGGCCGAAGGACATGATAAATTGCGTCTAGTTCTACACCAAAGCTACCGGGTATTTGACGCTGGCGGAATTGCCGAATAGTGACATGTCCAACGCGCTCACGTCCAGAGCTGTAATCAATAGACCAGTTGATTACATTGCTACGCTCGACCATAATTAAATATGGCCGTCTTCCATTCTGCTGTTCATCAAGGAAATTGACTTCGCCACTTTCAGGCGTCATGTCAACCATGATGAAGACACCGCCGTCTCTTAGTGCCTTCTCGTCACAACGGTTGTAAAAGCTTTGAATGCTTTCCCCTTGCAGATCGATATCTTTCTCTGCGTCCAGCATCGACTGAGGGACATCGACTAACTGGAAGCGATTCAGCAGTCCAGCATAAGCACGAATACTGTCCCGATAAATGGGGGCGTAAGTTGATCTATTAAGACGTGCCTCATAAGCCTTTCTTGGTTCTGCAGGCTCCTGAACCAAATACCTTTCTTTGATATTTCTTGTATTTCCACTCTTGTCGACATAAGTGCTATCGAGCAAATGCCAACAATGGTGCGCAAGCTCTAATGCTGGCAACTGACGAATCAGCTCTGGTCTATGGTAAGAAACAAGCGACGGATCGTTCGTCGGATGCGGTACTCCCAGCATTTGCTATCTCAGCGGTAGGCGCCTTCTCGGCAGAATAATATTTGCCGCATCACGCGACTCCTATTAGTCTACCTTCAGCCTTTGCTGGGTACAGCGCCAACATCATTCATGTAGCGCCCAGTTGATGCATAAGAGCGAAGAGGTGGCGTATCGAGGCTATTAAATCGCAACTGAGCGACCCTCATGCCTGCCATCAGTTCAATCGAATGCCTTTGGTTGACATTTAACAATTCAAGGGTCACTTGCCCATTGAATCCGGGGTCAATGTAACCAGCCAGCAGATGTTCAAGACCTTCTCTTGCTCTGCTACTTTTTAGTTGCACAATTGCTTCAATCCAGTTCGGCACACGGACAAACTCAGCCGTATGGGCAAGGATAAATTGACCAGGGGTCAGCATGAACCCCTGGCTTATGTCAACAGGAATCCAACGAGTCCTCTCGCTTTCCGGACCGCAGATCCGGCCTTCGACAAGGACTGTATCGCCAAGCGTTACATCGATACTGGCTGGGTTGACCATCTCAGGGTCAAATGTCTCCACAAGGCCCGAGTTACGGCAGAGTTCCCGTATTTGATGGTCAACCAGTGTGCTCATGGATCAGATCTGTTGTCCGACTTGGTCAGAATCCTTCTCTGCTTCCGATAAACACTTCTCGCCGTCACAGCCAGCAGCACCCTTGAGCTCATAGTCAGGAGTGTCGTACTGATTCAAGACTTCAAGGAAGTCAACTGCGTCCTTCTGAAAAATCAGAGGGAGGGCTGAGCGATAAGACTCGGCGACGCCATTGAGACGATCGTAGACAGTCTTATCAATTGGTTCAAACGGTAAGCGAGGGAAAGTTTCGTTCGCATCAAATCTAGCAAGAAGTGCGGCAGAAATGTAACCCGTGTTATGAGAAATTGATTCATGGATCAACTGAGACAGTTTTTCGATCTCGTTTTCCCTGTACTCAATGGTGGCACTGGTGTTATGCTCTGTATAGTACTGCTGTACTTGCATATACAGGCCCCATTGCGCCTCGGCTGACAGCTGGCTCAGATCAAACTGATCACAACCTTCCTTGTTGGCCCAAGAGACTTCAGTCGGAATTTCGACAAGAACTTCCTGGACGCGCTCATCCATAATGTCATCGAGAAGGTTGCCGTTTTCATCCTTTGCAGATTGAGCTGGGATGACGTTGTACCCCCAGTCGCGAAGAGCCGACACAAGCGGATCCGATTTGCCAAACGTGATGCGACGAATAAAGCGCTGCGCTTTAGGGGGATGCCAACCAGAGGAGGCCCCGGTAAGGAGGCTCTTGGTGCCAGCGGGCTGCACTGTTGTCATGCGGTTGGGCACACGCAGTCCATGCTTTTTGCAGTACTTGGTGACCTCCAATCGGACGATATCGCGCCAACGGGTTAGGTACTGTTGCTCCTTCTTTAGGAATTTGCGACCAGCAGCCGTATTAGGTCTGCCTCTCATCATCCAGTCAAGCCATTCTGCGCCGAAAGCATGGACGAAGAAGTCGAACAGGCCAGTGAAGCTCACGCCGACAATCGGGTCGATCTCCCTGCTGTATTGATAGCGTTCATGGAAGAACTCATGATGGAGTAACGCCGATACCTGCAGTGCTCCAGCCGTAAATGCCTTGTCCTGAGCCTCAGTATCATGAGGATCAATTGTATTTAGGTGGATCTCTGCCAGGTTGCAGTGGAAGTCAGTGCCCGTAATTTCGCCGCAAGGATTCAAGCCATAGCGTCTCAGCCGATGTTCCAGTTCCTCAAAGTCAACAGGAATCCGGTTCTCTTCGCACAAAGCTTCAAGATACTCAGTAGCCAGCGTGCGATCCTTTTGGTAAAGCCGAATAAATTCAAGCTTCTTCTCCTGTGTATTGAGGAGGTCTGCATTAGAACGTGCGATGGCTTCCGGCACATACTGAATAGCCCCTTCGCCTGAATAGAACTGCTGACGGATTGAGTCTTCTACGGTTTTGTAATCAGGCACGTCATGAAAACAACGTGTGTGATTCGCCATCCGAAGAGCTTCTTTCTTTGGATCAACTCTCCAATTGCCATTTTCATCCTGGGTGTAAAGACCCAGCTTGCAATTGGCGGCTTCATCGTCATCCTGAGAGAACTGACGCATGCCAGCCGATCTTCTGATGTTTCCAGCTACAACGCAAGCAGCCGCCTCGTCGATCAGCAGGCAGCACTCCACCGCTGTTAACTGACGCCCCTGTGCCCCGTTCAGCAGGCTCACGACACGCCTAAACATGTCTTCAAGCTTCACCGGATTAGCGGTACCTCCAAAGCCCTTCAGGCGCTCTCCAGCGGGCCTTACGTTACTCAAGTCAACGATGAGACTCAGATTGTCTCCATCGGAATATTCAGTAGCAAGTTGGATGATCGCGCTATAAGCATCAACCCATCCCTGGCGGCTGTCTCCTACGGTAACTTTTGTAGCATTGACAGCATTGTCCCTGTCGATCACAGTGCTCGCAGAGCGTGCTTCGGGAGGATTAATGCCAGTTGGGATAATTTCGACAATGTTTAATTTGGTTACAACAGGAGGCAGTGCTTCGATTACGTCTGTCTCAAGAATTGCACCAGTCCCCGAACCCATCATGGCAAGCTCCATGATGAGCTTGAACGCATCTAGGTCCTGAACCAAAGTGCTAGTACAGTTATACCAGCCACTGAAATTCTCCTGCTTTTCAGCCCATTCCGTTCCAGCGACCCAGAAAGCACGGCCGGACGGGAAGCAATGCTGCTTTAAGGCTTGTTCTTGGACTAAAGAGAATTCGTCATCAGTAAACTTTCCAGTCCTAGCAATTGCCGTCACACAACGGTTCATCGCCTCCTTGAAGGACTCTCTGGTTCCATCTGCCTTGCGTCGAGAATAGGTCCGATAAAAGACCGCAGCGGCGCTCGGCGCTGTTGGCAAAAACTCTTGCATTTCACCTGTTTGGGGTGAAAATAGTTTACCGCAGGTTGCCCGCAAAAACTAGGCGTCGTAATCTTTGCAAGCACAACTTGCTGGGCATTCCTCACAGTACTTAATCCAATGAGTCTCACGGGCTGGATCAAGCTTTGTTTCAATGCCAGGCGGCGAATCGATGCCGACCTTTTTGATTTTGTTGTCCGCGTTTCTGGTAATCATTTTAGAAGATCCTGGATGATTTCAGCCCTGGAATCAGAGCCGCCGACTGGGTGACATCAGATTTTTGAGAACACTCCAGAAGGGCTGACACGACACTCAAATCTCGATGTGTCGCACAAGATCGCAGTAAGAGCGCTTTTACTTCAATCCAGCGGTTGAGTTCATTTTTGTGAGTATCAAATAAAAGGAAGAGGGCATCAGCCAACCGAAGCTCATTGATTGAGTTCTTGACTGATCTGTAGACTTCGAAAGTCTCATACTGGCAAGCTGACACCCTGTTCATTTACCGCCCTTGACCTCGATAGCGCTTTTGAGGGGAACTGCGCTTGACGCGACCTTGATTTCTGTTGGTCCGCACTCGACGACCGTCACCGATTCTTGTCCGCTTGGGAGCTGCCGATTCAAATACGGTTGTTGTGCGCTTAGACATCTGACCTTTGCCGAATTGGAACGTAATTGAATTTTGGGAGCTCAATCCCTAAGGACTTCGCTTCCCTCTGAAGTCTAATGTACAAAATGTAAGACGTTACAAAAAGCCTGGCATCAAGCATTAAGGTCCGCACATGCAATAGAGCAGCCTCAATGGCACAGTAAAGGTCTGATGAGTCAATCAGGGCTACTGCTAATGAGAAAGCAATTAGCCAGTAAAAATTTGACAAGGAAGCTTTTACGCTTAGTCTATAATGCCTTCAATTTGCTCATCGTTGCATAATGTGTCTTCAATATGAACTATAGAAAGTTCATTATCTTCAAAAGCGAATCTAGGCAAAAGCAATGGTCTTAATTGCTGCATATAATAAGGCTCAGCGACAGCCAGGACTCCCTTCAGACAATCAACTAACACTTCCTCAGAGCAAAGAGGAATTAACTCACTAATCCGTTCCCAAAGCCAGGAGTAACTAGGCGTTGAAAGCTTGGGCATCAATGGCTCTAAGGCAAACCTAAAATCTGGCCTATGCAAATAGAGTCTCATCATCCTCCTCTCAACCACCTTACGGGTATGGCTAGAATCTGGTCTATGCCAAGTCTTTCTGCTTGACTGCTTGGGTTGATTCTCCCTGAATGACTTGGCGATCTCAGCAGCTACGGACTGTCTGTTCTGCGCTAACCTTACAGAAGCTTTGTCAAAATAATGAGACTTCAAAGCAGGGCTTTCAATCTTAGAAAGCAAATCTTTGAGCTGTGACTCAACTTGCTGGATCTTTAGTTTATCATTAAAATCCAACTCTTCCAGCCATGTATCAAGTATCCAGTCAAGCCATGACGGTGCATTTGAAATTAAATCTTTTATGTCTCCACCTTCTTTGATGAATTCGTCAGGATCAGAGCCGTCGGGCAGTGTTACTATTTTTACGTCAATCTCACCTGACAACGCATAGCTCTTGACAGAGTCTAAGAATTTAGAGACTGCGATCCGGCCTCCAGCGTCCGCATCCATGCATAATGCGAATCTCCGCGTCTTCCTGATAAGCCTCCTGACAATCGAATCAGATGGTGACGCTGTTCCCTGCAGCGCGACGGCATTCTTTACACCAGCCTGCCAGAGTGCAACAACATCTAGATGGCCCTCGACGAACAAGCATTCGTCAGCCTCTCTGATAAACTGAGCAGCACGGTGCTCGTTGAATACAATTTCAGACTTATTGAAGATTGCATTATTCTCAGTGTTAATATATTTTGGCTTTACATCTTCCAGAATCGTCCTAGCTGTAAAACCGACATGCTTACCCATGTAGTTATGAATAGGCACCGTAATTCTCTTTTGAATAGAATTGTAGCCAATTCCGAACTCTTTTGATGTCTCTGGCAATATGTTTCTTTTTTGGAGAAACTTAATAGCCTCTGGATATTTAAGAAGATTGTCTCTAAAAGTTTTCTGAGAATTGTTTACCTTCTCATGTTCGGCCTCAATTTTAGCCTTATACTCTTGGTTGGCATGAGAATCTTCATCTACATACAAGCATTCAAAACCTTGCATGCTTGCGATTCTTTCACATGCCTCTCTAAAGTTGAGACCATGCTTCTTTGTTACATACCCAATTCCATCATTATGCTCAAGGCATACATGACAAAAGACAAAGCCTTTATCGTCACTTACTGTTAAAGAAGGATTCTTGTCTTGGTGCCATAAACAATGAGTAACAAATTCTCTGCCTACTTTCTTTAAATATGCACCTTCTTTTTCCAGTATCGCTGATAATGGAACGGCCTTTATTCTATTTATAGTATCGGGTGATACCGCCAAGTTAGAATTTTCTCTGCAGACAGCTTAACGGGACTACAGCAGCCCGCAACCCTTTTTGCTGGTCTCAGTCGAGACTTCTGATTCAGTGGCTATTTTGGCTGAGGTAGTAGAAGCTGGACATAGCAGAGGCCGGGTTTCTTGAAGAACTATTACAAAAGTAATTCATGATTGAACTCTTGTCCTGTTCATCCAGGGCTCTGTAGGCATGCCAAGCTCTTACCATGAAGTCCTCGGCGAAATCGATCTCATCCGGTTCGAGGCATTCTGTAGGCTTGGCCTGATCATTTAACTCAAGCGGCGGGCCAGAGCATACGCTTTTGATCTCTTGCCATTCGGAGATTTCAATGTTGAGCTCTTTGGCAATGTCTTCGTCGCAGACACCCCTGTAAACAAGCCTGCGGCCCTTGATCCACGTTTCGCGCATCTTATGAGTCAACCGCATGGCATAGGTTCTATCCCTGATCCAATGCAGTAGTTCGCCCCTGATGGTTGGCACGGCAAGACTGCTGAACTTGTATCCAGAAGATGGATCATATCTGTAGGCAGCCTTGCAAAGTCCCTCTAGTGCCGCACCCTCAAGCGTATCGTAATCAATATCAGTAGTTCTTTGAAGCTTCCAAGCTTCTCTTCTGGCAAGATTAATATTCTCAGCCGCCAAGCGTTGCTGCTCTTTACTTAGCTTGAACTCCCTACTTTTTCTTGCCATTCTTGTAGTTACTTATGCTACATTTTAACTGGTTAAAAGATATTCAGAGTGTTTACGTCATCTAATATTCTGTCGCCACGCCCCCAGACAACCTGAGTCAATTGCGGCGCAGTACGCTGGCTGGAATAATTGATCGCCATTGTCAGCGCGTCAACTTGGTCGTCATTCTTCGAAGCAGGGAACAGGCTAAATTCATTTATAAATGCATCAAGCCACGGGGCGCTGACGGGAAGATAGACATTACCTGCCTCAACAACAGGGACAATACCTGCAGCTCTCGCTTCTTTGCTCTTTTCTGGTCTAAAACCAATCAAGCCAGGGACCTTTTTCTTCGCCATTTGATAAACGGCATATCCACTTGCCGCTAACTCAATGACAGTACCGTCAAGCTGGTGTCTTTTGTACATTCTAGCTATCATGGCCATAGTGCCAATCACGTCTGTCTTTTCTCTGTACAAATCTAAAACATAGAAATTCGGACCAGCCTGTCCAACAACTAAGCCGACAACAAAGTCGCTTGTCTTTGCATCTGTAAAAGTACAGTCAACTGACAGCAAGACGCGATCAAATTCGGGTATTAATGTATCATGTGAATAGTATTGCCACCAGCTTGGATCAAACATATTGCCTCCAATTGGCGCTGGACGCTGTTGATACAAAGCCGCAAACTCTCTTGTCCCGATTGCTTCTCTAATTCTTTCGTAGTCATCTTCATCGTAACGCTGGGGACAGAGGGCTTGCCCCTCCTCAGTTCTCCAGTCCTCGATTATTTCGCAGTGCTCAGGAAGGCTTGGACGGCTGCCAGGGTCTTCGTACAAAGCAGGAAGATCTACTATCGTCCAGTTTTCTCTACCTTTTTCGGATACATTGAACTCATTCTCGATGAGCTGTCCAATCATGTCGTTTTCAGACCACCTAGTCTGAATAACCACAATTGCTCCCACTTCAGGCTCGAGACGAGTATAGAGGGTAGATGCATACCAGTCCCAGAGCTTTTCCATTAAGCGGGCACTTTCCGCTTCCTCTCTATTTTTTACCGGGTCATCGATGATCAACAAATGACCAGAACGACCAGTAATTGCACCACCAACACCAGCAGCCCATAGGCCACCACCACCCTGCGTTCCCCAAGCATTAACTGCTTGCTGGGCAGGATCAAGTTGCCCACCACTCTCTCTGAAGAATTCCCTGGCCTTTCTGGAGAATCCTTGGCTTAATTCAGCGGAGTAAGAAGAGATGCCAACAAATCTATCTGGATGCGCTTTTAGATACGCCGCCGGCAGCAAGGTAGAGCTAAGTAATGACTTACCGGTTCTGGGCGGAACCTGCAGGATTAACCGGTTCGACTCTCCATCAATGATTTTCTGCAGTTGTTCTATCAGTGTTGCGTGAAACTTGTAAAACTTATAGTTTGGATATACCTGCTTGATAAACTTATGCAACAGCACTCTCTCGCCTTTTTTACGAGTATTCAGCTTTTTCTCTCGCAATGCTTTTAACATTGCTTGATTTTGAGCCGATCTCCTTAAATAGTCTTTACCTAGTTTTTGTGCCATTACTCGTCAAGCTCGATGATGTCATCATCATCGTCGTCAATCTCCTCGACATGTACTCTTTCAAGCTCTTGTTCAACAAGCTGTAACATGTCTTCCACGCCAAGAGCAGAAGCCCAGGCCTGACGAGATTGCTCTGTAATATTCGCAGTAGCCCTCAAAAGACCAGAGACCAATGGTAATGGAACATCTTCCCCTCGATCCTGGGCATCTTTAACTCTCTTGGTCAAAACACACAGAAGATCTTCGGAAATCTCCATCATCATCCGAGCCTGCCTCTCAGAGGCATCCCGGAATTCCATGATCGACTGCTTGTGTTTCTTCTCTCTTATCTTGTCAGCGCTTTGCCAGGCAATTGCAACTCGCTCTTTGTCCCACTGAGCTGTTCTTTTCTCCCAGCAATACTTCTTGGCCCATTCTTTGACGGTTTCAGTGATGACTCCATACATCTTTGCAATAGCTTCATACGAGCGCTTTCCTGCGCCCATATGCATATACTCTTGCAATGCCTTGTATTGATCAGCACTTTCGTGCTTCATGTAACGAGGCTTCAGAGTGTAGCCTCTTCTGAAATCGTAGCAATGACCCGCCAAGATCCAATCACTGAATCTCGCTAGGATGCCTATCTGGGATTCAGGAGTCTAATTTGGATTCAGACTCAATCTCAAACCACTCAAGGATTGATTCCATCGTATGTTTTACGATGCTGTCGACCAGTAGTATTTCATCTGGTTTTTCGACATGCTTATGAGCCCTGTTGTAGCCATAGAGGACGCCCTCCTCTACGGCTTGCAGGAGCACGGGATAGGTTTTTGGTTTAAGCATCAGTCTTCCTCGAAAAAGGCTTCGTAGATAATTGGAACTTCCTTCTTCAGTATGTCCTTGATCTCAAGAGCAATTTCACGGTG